GGCGCCGTCGGCACATTCCGGTATGACAGCCGCGTCGGCAACAAGGACGGGAATTACTTTCAGGACCTCGAGTGCTGGTCCTGGACAACCGGTGCCCAGCAGCCGGCGTACCAGCCGGCGCCCACGCAGGGCCCGATTTAGGGATCGCCGCAGCGATGCGGCAGGGGCGGCGCGACACTTTTGCTAACTAAAAAAGGAGGTAACCGCATCATATTTGCCGCCCCTTTATAATTTTTTCGAACATAACCTTTTGAATTACACCGCGAATCGTTATATTTGCGGTGTTATGTTTCGTCTCCGGCCAAATCACGCACCGTTCCCGCCGCTCTATGCGCACGTAGAGCGGAAGCTCCCGACCGTCAAAGACAAGGGCTGGGACAAGGTCGGCGACTTCGTTCTGCGGGAGAAGGTTGACTTTATGCCACAGGCCGGAATGCAGGAAGATTTCCTCGCCTGCGAGAGCAGCTTGATCTTCTTGGCTGGCGCCGCGCAGATGGGTAAGACATACGCGATGTTTATGAAGATGCTGTATGGCATCAATAAGGTCGGCTTCTCCGGAAGATTCATCTCGATGCGCTTGAACGATTCAAAGAAGGGTACGTCTCTATTCAGAGACGCGACCGAGCTTATCGGAAACTTCCCTGGTTGCGAGGTCTCATCGAGCGATTCTCCGACATTCTCATTCCCGAAATGGAACTCGGCCGTACAGCTAATACACAGCAACTTCAACATTGACAACCCGACAGAATGGGATGATTTTCGCGAGCACGCGAAGAAGAATCAGGCATCCATCATCGAGGTTGACGAGGCCACGGACATGCCGTACAAAATGTTCTCGTATTGGTTTAGCCGTAACCGAGATTCTTCCGGGCAGAAGCCGCAGTTCGTGATCTCTTTCAATGCCGAGTACACGCACTGGACGACGACCTTCCTCCTCCTTGCCGGATATATTGACCCCGAGACGTGGTATATAAAGCCGGAGATGAACGGGAAGACAAGATATTTCTACCCGAAGGGGGATACCGTGGAGGAGATTATTTTTGGCGACGACCCGGCAGAAGTTGCGCGAATCGCCGGTGTCGTGCTTACGCAGAAGGAAATTGATGCCGGCCTCAAGGCGAGCGATATGGTAAAGTCCTTCACTCTTTTTACCGGAGAGGCGGCCGACAATCTCAAACTATTGCACATAACTGGCGGCGGGTCTATCGCAAATCTTCACGCGGTCGGCGGCACACAGCGCGCGGTGCTCAAGGGCGCATATTTCGGGCCGGTCAACAACGACAAGTCCTCCGTATCGAAGCAGATGATCCTCAATCTCGCCACCAACCCAGAGAACGACGACGAGAACATGTATGCGACGATGGATATTTCCGGCGCCGCCTCATCGAAGAAGCCGGACGTCTGCCAGATGGTGATCTGGAAGGGCCTTCGGTTTATCGCAATTGAATCATATCACGGCAACATGAAAGATATTGTTCCGTGGATAAAGAATATGCTCGACAAGTACGGAGTACCCGTCGAGAACTTCGCGTTCGACGCGACCGGAATGGGTTTCTTCTTGAAGGACTATGTCAAAGGGTATCCAGTCACGGCGAACAAGACCCCGATCCAAGAATACGACGAGAACGGGAACCCCGTTACGCTCGAGCAGTATTTCAATGTAAGAAGCCAACTCCTCGGAAAGACGAGGGTGCTCCTCGAGACGGGACAGATGAGCACGAGCATGGACTTGAGCGCAGAGATTCCGTACGGAAAGAACGGATCGCTGCGTTCGCTGAGAGACATCCTGTTCGACGCTACGGATCTGTTCGTGTCTACGACAAAGAACAAGCGCATCTACTACCTATCGAAGGACGAATACAAAGCGCGGCACCAGAAGAACTCTCCTGACCTAATGGATTGCATTGCGCTCCGCGCCGTTTTTGAGCTTGATGCCAGGCCGAAAAAACAGCCGGCCCCGGAGATAGAAGATGACGCGTATGATGATCTTTTTACGCCGTACCAAGGCTATGGTGGCGGACGCGCCCCGAGTGTAGTCTGGGTCGGTTAACATAAATCGCGATTAAGAGCCTATGAAAGTAAGTGACTACATTAATCCGGCAAAGAAAAAGCCGTGGACAAGATTGGTAAAGGACGACTCGCCGTCGAACCAGTCCGGGACCAAGATGAAGGTAATGACGCAGCAGGACTTCCTGAACGAAGTCTGTTCGGCCGCGCATGAGATCAACAGCCAGATGATGTCCAGGCGCCCGATCTACGGACCCACGGGAGATAAGGACAAGAACGGGAAAGAAAAGTGGGCGATAGTCGGATATGACGAGGTGGAGACCATCCCTATCAGTAAGCAGTGGGAGATCATCTCAAAGAAGATCTCGCACTTCGCGGGAGACGGGTTCTGGACGGCGTCTGAGTCGGCAAGCGAGGACCTCTTCCAGAAGATGATGTCCTGGGCGGACACCGCCGGAATGAAAACCGCGTTCATCGAAGCGATATGGCATTGCTTCCGGACAGGAGATTCTGCGGTGTATTGGTACCAATCCAGCGACAACGACGACCCGCTTCAGTACGAGGTCTACGGATACGAGGAGGGGAGCGTACTGTTCCCGAGCACGGACATCAACGGACGAGAGACTCTCGCGAGGAAGTATAAGTTCAACGGCCACGACGCCGTCGACATATTCACGCCGGAAAAGATCGAGACGTGGATGATGTTGGACAAGAACGATGAGGACTACAAAGAGTTCGTGCAGGACGAGAAGAAGGCGGAGGTGTCCGAAGACGGCTACACGCTCGTGCGGAGCAAGGACGCGCAGGCCGGAGACCGCTGTCAGTGCGTTTACTTCCGCGTAAGCGATATTCCTTCCGGCGTAGTCCAGCCGAGCATTGACAAACTCGAAGATGCGAAGACGTATGTTGGCGAGCACCTGAAGGGCACCTCGATGCCGATTCTGTTTATGAAGGCAGAGAAGACGACGAGCCTTCCGCCGTCCAGCCTCGCAAACAAGATTATCGGCGTGAAAGGTACGGCGGACAGCCTCGCCCACGCCGACGCGAAGTTCCTTGCGCCGCCAGACGCGAGCAACATCGCCGACCTGCACATCAACGGGCTTGAGTCGGACATCCGGGACGGCGCAATGTCGGTCAAGATTGACCCGGATGTCATCAAGCAGGGCAGCGACAGCAGCGCAACCATGAAGATCCTGTACGCGCCGGAGATCCAGTGGTGCCAGATTCACTGGCCCGAGATCTTCAAGTCCGTCAAGCAGATGATGCTCGTCTTCAAGGCGCTCGTCGGAAAAGTCGAGGGAAAAGCGACGGAATACAGCAATATGAGGATTTCGGTCGGGCAGGAGATATGGATTCCGCAGAACGCGGCGGAGGCTCTCAAGATGGAACTTGATCAGGTCTATGCTCGTGTCAAGTCCCGCCGGTCCGCAATGGAGGACATCGGCAACGCACATATCGGAGACGGGGAGCAGATCGAGCGGGAGTGGGAGTGGGAGCTCACGAAGAAGGCGGAGGCCGGTCCGAAGGCTAAGGCGAAATTCGGAGACACGGCGGACACGGGCGGTAATTCCGGAGACGAGCCGAAGGACAATCCGGCAGATGTTAACAACCAGGCGCCCGGAAAAAGTATCCAGAACTGATTGAGCGACAACTATAAAATAACAAAAACATATTGCAAAATAAATGCCAAACATTTATATTTGCGGCAAGGAACTCAATTCTAACACAAAAACATATGTTTAAAGAAAAAATCGTAGAGGGGCTCAGGGCGAAATCTGAAATCAAGCGTTTCGGGCTGAGCAACGAGGCTATTGACCGGATTGCCACCGAGAGGGAAAAGACGGTTACCGAAGAGTCTCAGGTCGAAACCGTCCTTACGGATGCGGAAACCATGAGGCTGATCGCCGAAGAGCTGATGAAGCATCGTGACCAGGAAATCACCAAGAGGACCGAAGCGCAGAGTGCTTTCAACGACTACAAGGCGAAGCATCCAGAGAAAACGGACGATCCCAACGACAAGCACGACGTTGACGACCCGGACAGTAAGAGCCTCATCGAGAAGATTCAGGCAGCCGTAACCGCAGCCGTCACGCCGCTGAACGACAAGATCGCCGCTCTGGAAAACCTTAATTCAACCAAGGCCGCGCTTGACGGCGCTCGTGAGAAGTTCTTTGGAGGCGACTATGCCAAGAAGTACAAGGACGAAGCTGACGACGCGTGGGATCGGGCGGTTGAGATGAATGAGGCCACCGGGAACAAGATGACCGCGGACGAACTGGCCGAAAAGGCCACCGGCTACTTCAACAAGGCCGTTTCCAGAAAGGGTGTTGACACCTCGCTGCCGTTCAAGGCCGACAAGACCGGGGACGAAGACGAGGGCACGCTCGACTGGAGCGACGAGAAGAAGCGCCTGCAGGACGAGGGCCGTCTTCCCAAAGATCAGTAAGTTTAACCCAAAAACCATTCAGAAATGAGCAACTACGGTAACGCTTTTTTCTCGACCGAGTCCAAGCAGTATCCTGCCGGCTCCATGCCGATTTGGCTCGAGGTCAACAAGCGCAAGATCGCGGGTGGCACTTTCAGCCTCAGCGGCGTCGCGAAGGGTACGATCTACCCTATCGGCCTGCCCGTGCGTCTTGACAAGATGGGTGGCACCGTCACCCTTCTTCCTACCTTCACCGTGGTGGGCGCTGTTACTTCTGAGGGCACCACGCTCGTGCTGAAGCCTCAGACCAACATCATCCCGGCTTCCGGTATGATCGTCGGTAAGATGACTTCTGCTGGCGTGTGCGCGAAGGCTGTCGCTCTCGGCGACGCCACCCCGCTGACCGGCGCGGACGCCGGCAAGTATCAGTTCACCATCACCGCGAACTCTCTCGGCGCCCTGGCTGACGGCGACCTTCTCGTGATCGCCACCGTCGCCGGTTCCAACAAGGCCGCCGTTCTCCCGAACGGCCTGTCTTACCGCCAGGTGGTCGTCGACTCCGACAACGCCACGCTGGGCACCATCGCCGTCGTGACCGAGGGCCAGATCCTTGCCGATCGCATCCCCGCGATGCCGGACTTCTACAAGGACGCCCTGTCGAACATCGACTTCCAGTACGAACTTTAATTCAAGGAGGAAAGCACTATGAGTAAGTATAGCAACGGTTTTTACACCCTTATGGAGGAGGCCGGGATTCTTTCTTCCAAGAGTTTCACCGCCTACATCCGCGATGTTGTCGGTTTCGGCAATATCCAGGATCTGAACCTCGACGGGTTCGCATGGGACCCCGTCTCCTCTCTGACCTTCGACTACGAGCAGCTCATCGCGAGCAATCGTCTGAAGGTGATGGCCACCTACACCGACAAGGACTCCGAGGCCATTCCGTTTGGCACGGAGGGCTTCGAGGCCGCCCGTGGTGTCATCCCTCGTCAGAAGGCCCGCTTCCTGTGGGACGAGGACGACTACCGCAAGTACCTTGACGCTGTCAACAAACTGGACTTCCAGAACACGACCGCCAAGAGATATGCGCTCGACCTCCTGTTCAACGGCCTGTCCGACATCAAGAACGCCCACGAGCTGTCCATGACCTACCAGCGCGACCAGATGGTTTCCAACCGCGGCCTCACGCTGTCCGCCGACAACAACCCCCGCGGCATCGTCGGCCTGACCTTCTCCGCCAACGTCCCGGACGGCAATGTGACCACAAAGACGAGCACCGCCCGCTGGTTCACCGACCCGGACCACAAGGACTCCGACCACGAAGGTTCCACCTCCGATCCCGTGAAGGATATGCGCACCATCATCCGCGCGATGAAGCGCAAGGGCTACACCAACATCGTTCTCGAGGTTGACGAGCAGTCCTGGCTCGAGGATATGGATCACAGCAAGTGGCGCACCGCCATCGGCTACAAGCTCCGTCCCGACCTGGTCCTCGCGCCGAGCAACGACGCCAACGCCCTCGCTGTTGGCACCGCCGCGGACGACGACGAGGTGAAGCAGATGTTCGCGAAGATCATCGGCATTCCTCTGTCCAACATCAAGTTCCGCCAGGGTCTTGCCGCCGTCGAGAAACTGCAGGGCAAGGGTCCGGACGCCAAGCTCGTCCGCACCAGCTTCCGCACCTTCAACGCGAACACCTATGTGCTCTACCCGGCCGGCCCTCTTGGCACCATCAAGAGCGTCCTGCCTCTCGTTCCGGACAGCAAGGCCATGTATGCCACCTTCTTCGGCGGCAAGGGCCTCATCCAGTACGAGTACGACGCCAAGGCAAAGACCCAGGATTGGTGGTCCGAGCTCACCGCTCTCTGCGTGCCCAACCGCCCGCAGGAGATGTACTACCTCATCACCATTTCCGGTTCCTAAAAACCTGAAGAAGTATGACTGTCGAAGAGTATCTGCGTAGTCTGGTTCCTGGTCTCGACCTCCAGGACAACGTGGTGGCCAGAGCCGCCAGAAGCCCGAAAGATGTCGGACTCGACCCGCTCCCCCTCAACGAGGACATAGACTACTATGACGACGGGCAGGGGCATCAGCTCCCGAGAACCGACGAAGAGTACCAGATGAGGCTGGACTACGCCTCTTCGACGATCTACTATTCGGTGTTGGGGGTTTTCGCCGGCGGCGGCTATTCGGAACAGGTCGGAGATGTCCGCGCTTCACGCGGCGGCTTCGTGATCACCAAGGATGACCGGGCTCGGTACAAGACCCTTGGCGACGAACTCCGCAAGAAGTGGGGATTCGCCCTCCCGGACGACGACACCGGCAACGAAATGTTTGACGCTACTTATTTGAGGCGATAATGCAGTTCATTGAATTCCGTGACCATTGCACCATCAAGCGCCAGACTGGCGAGAAGGATGAGTGGGACAACCTGGTGCGGCAGACCGTCTATGACGGCGACTGCAACTACCAGGAGGGTGGCGCCTCGTATTCGAGGGTGTTCACTACCAGAAACCCGGTCGTCTTCCTCCCGAGCGACGGTGTCCTCGTGCAGATCAACGACTCGATCGAGATCGTGACCGAATTCGGACGCGAGATCAAGTCCGTCGTCAAGATCGTGCGGGACATCAAGCTCCCCGGGCGCGCGAACGCAAAGGTCACGAGAATCGAACTGAAGCAGACGCAAGGAGATTAGGTATGGCAAAACGGAATATAAAGTTCTCTGGGTGGAACTGGAGCGAGACGAAAACTCAGCTTCAGAAGGAGCTCATCGGCCAGAAAGAGAAAGTCAATCAGGCCGCATTGAGCATCTTCGCTGATGCCCAGCGGGACTTTATCAAGAACCTCCCTGCAAGCGAGGATCCGTCAATGCCGTTCATCACCGGAAACCTGCACGACAGTATCGCCGGCGTTATTTCGGTCGCCGGCAGCCGGGTTGTAAAGGCTTCTTTTGCGGAAACGCTCGCCAGCGCTCCTTCAACGGACAATGGCAGAAGGAAGCTCACCCCGACCACGATTGGTGGCGGAAAAAAGATTTTCGGTCACCTCGAGGCTATCAGGGCCGTCTACGGATCGAGACAGACCAACTATCCGGACGGGATCGCGGCCACGCTTGTAGTGGCTGTCCCGTACGCCGAGAACCCGAACGAGTTCTCCGAGAGGAACAGGACCGGCAAGCACGTCGGATACCTTGACATCTTGGCGAGCAGATATGTGAAGAACATCGAGCAGGCGTTCCGCGCGTGCGAATATCTTGGTATGTTCAGATGGAATGGAGGGTCTGACATTCCCCAAAAATACGTTGATTCAATTTATCGAGCAGCAGCGAAATGATCAGTTTATCATCGATTCATCCAGATGCCGAGCTGCGGGATTACCTGCAGAACAGGATCAGCGTTGTCTCCGAGGCGGGCGAGACAGTTCCGGTCGCCGTATACGGGGACTGGGAAAAGCCGACGAACGCCGTCCCGGACGACCTCATTATCGTGATGACCAACGGGGATGTCGGCGGAGTTGGTATGGATACTCCTTTTGCGAAAGGTTCCATCATGGTGAGCCTGTTCTGCAAGCTCAACGACGACGGCACTCTTAAGAAGAACCGCGTAGACAAGATCCTTTCGCAGTTTGACGGCATCATCGAGAAGCTGATCACGGACCACTACTACTACGAATACGACGCCAAGCGATTCATAACCCCTACTACACCGAATGCTACTTCGGGATATTCAGAAACAAACCTCAACTTGAGGTGGACTACTAACAGCAATTTTAACCAATAAAAACGCATAGAAAATGGCAGATATTATTACCAAGATCGATGCCGCGACCAACCCCTTCGTTGGCCAGGGCGACCTCATCATCTTCGACCCGGTTCAGGACTACTCGTCCGCAAAGATTGCCGATTTTGCGAACCCGAAGTCTCTCGGCCAGATCGTCCAGGAATCTACCTCCTGGGATGGTGAGGATGTTTCCACCGAGCAGATCCTCGACGAGCAGGGCAACCTGATTACCGCGAAGGTCACCGCTGGCACTCTGGGCTTCTCCTTCGAAATCGCTTCTACGAGCGACAACATGATGAAGAAGTTCATGGCCGCCACCGACATCCCCGTGGCCAATCTGGGCAATCCGGCCTTCCTGGAGGAACTGACCTCTGGCGCCGGCCTGAATGCCGTCGGCTTCGGCGTGAATCTTCCCGTGTTCACCGTTCCTATTCTGGTCGCCGACCAGGAGAAGAAGCGCTGCTTCATCTACCCGAAGGCGAAGATCACCTCGAACCTGTCCCTCAGCGAAGGTATGTACCGCATCAAGGCCACCGTGCTCGCCGAGCAGGTCGACACGGCCTACCTGAAGACCGGTATCCTCATCGAGGGCAAGCTCAAGTACGTGTCCGCCTAACGGCGAATCGCATCGAACCGATTGGGCGGGCGTTACTGCCCGCCCTTTTTCAAATAAAACCGTATGGAGAAAACCGAAAAGTTTTTGGAGGGCGCGTACAGGACGATCACCGGAGAGAAGACTCTGGTCGTCGTTGGGCGCCGGAAATACAGGGTGCGCCAGGTCGCTCAGGCCGTAAAGGAGAAGATCGTACTGCTTGAGCAGCAGTGCGGGATCCTCGAGGAGAAAGGCAAGGCTGGCGTGCCGCAGAGAGAAGCGAAGAAGATCACCAAGAAGTTGTACTCGCTCCACTCCAAGGAGGCCGCATACTACCTCCTCGGGAACTGGGCGCTGTTTGTGCCCGGGCTCTGGGCAATCCGCTGGAGGCTCCTGCAGTTGGCCGGCAATGAAACGACATTCAAGATCAACGAGGCGGGAGTCGTGAATGCAGATCTGGGTTTTTCCAAGGCCAACTGGGATATCTCAAGGCAGGTACGCGAGCTTTATATGAGACCGGTTGGCGAAGTCGCCAAGCAGGCGCAAGAGCGAGTGGAGACAGTGTTAAATATGCTGGAGACGGACGCTTTGGGGATAAAGGAGGAAAGCAAGTAGGATCTGCTTTCTGGATCTCCGAGCATAACGAGCGAATCAAGTATGTGTACGGCAACTACTGCTGGTGGTCCTGGTTTCGCTACTTCTATTTGGATTCGTGCAATCTTGTCACGATGATGCTGGTTGACAAGGGCTACTACGACTATGACTTCGAAAATACGAAGGCTCCGGTGAGTAAAGTCACATACAACTGGGAGGATACGATAAAATCAGACGAAGAGGTCGACGGCATTTTGGCGATGTTTGGTATGAGCGCAAAAAGGACGAAGCCGAAGACCGACGAGGAGATACAAAGTTACATTCTAAAACAAATGGAGGAACAGTAATATGGCAGTAGAAATTCCGGTAGTTATTGATATAGACAAGGCGTTTGAGGACGCCGCGAAGAGTGTTGATTCTGCTATCAAGCCACTTCAAAGAAAAATTTCGGCGAACACGCTTAAGCTCAAAATTCAAATCGGCGTCGATGACGAAGGGCACGCAGTAACGACTACATTCAAAAAGATTAAGGACGGCTCTATTCACGAGCTTTCCACTCTCCAGAACGCCATTTCAAGCGTAAAGATGGCGATGATTTCTGCGGCCGAGGCGGGAGACAAGGCGAAATTCACATCTCTTCTCGAGGCAAAGACCTATTTGGAAGATATGGTGAGGGCCTCGGAGGTGCTTCGCCTCGATATGGATGGCATCGCGAAGACAATGGCGGGGCTTAATGCCAGGATGTCTGCCGCAAGAGAGACATTTGCGAACACCAGAATCAACAGCGCGGACTGGCGTGCGGCCGCGAGGGAGATCCAGAAAGTCACGGCCGAGATGGACAAGGCCCAGCGAAAAGTCGCAGAAATGGGGACGAAGGCGGGCAGCATCGATCGGCTGAATATGAAAATCAGCGAATTGCGTGACAAGTGGAACGCAATGAGCCGCGCGCAGAAGTTCGATGCGGACGGGAACTTGAAAGCCTCGGCGAGAAGGGTCGTCGAGCAATACAAGAAGGTTTCAGAGGAGGCGGCCAAATTTGGTCAATCGCTGGAGGCGACCGCGCGCGGCGCGAACAATGAGACGAAGAAACTCGAGAAGAATGTTCGTAATGTCAACAGAGAACTCGAGCAGTCGGAGTCGAAACTGGCGATGTTGGTAAAGAACTCTCTTCGCCTGCTCGCCATTCATTCCGCAGGCACGTTTGTCAGAAATATCCGAGAGGTAACGTCCGAGTTCGAACTGCAAAGGGTAGCCCTCGCGTCAATCATTCAGGACACGGAAAAAGCAGAATCTCTGTTCAAGCAAATCAAGGCTGCTGCGGTGGAGTCTCCGTTCCAGATCAAGGAACTTGTGACGTATACAAAGCAGCTCTCCGCGTATCAGATAGAAACAGAGAAACTGTTCGACACGACCCAGAAGCTCGCCGACATTTCCGCCGGTCTCGGCGTTGATATGGGCCGACTCATCCTGGCTTTTGGACAGGTGCGCGCCGCGGCCGTACTCCGCGGCCAGGAGCTCAGGCAGTTCACGGAAGCCGGCATACCGTTGGTGGAACGCCTCGCTGACAAATTCACCGAGCTTAACGGGAGGATCGTGTCTACGTCGGAGGTCTTTGAACTCATATCCAAGCGGGCTGTTCCGTTTGCTATGATCGAGGAGATCTTCAATGACCTCACCAGCGCTGGCGGCGCCTTCTACCAGATGCAGGAGAAGCAGGCAGAGACGTTGCTCGGCCAGTGGAACAACCTTAAGGACTCGATCAGCATTATGTATGACGAGATCGGAAATACAAAGGCGGTTCACTCTGCGATGGAGGGCCTTATTTCCGATGCGAAGAAAATAATGCAGAACTGGAGGAGCGTAGCCACGATTATTAAGTTTGTCGGGACGCAGTATGTCTTTCTGAAAATTGCCTCGGCGTTTCTCCCGACGCTTACATACAATACGAAGATGCTCGAGAAGGCCGAGCTTGCCGAAGCGAGAGCGAAGCAACTATCGAACGCTGCGCACAGGTCCGGAAACAAGATCCTTGACATGTCAGCAAAGTCTACCAAGGCATACGCTTTATACACGCTCAAGGCAGCCAGGTCCGCCACGCAGTTTGGCCGCGCCATAAACGGAATAAAGGCTTTTTTGTCTGGCAACTGGGTTGCGATACTCATATCCGCGCTTACCCTGTTGGCAGCCAAGTTCGTTGCTGCGAGGAAAGAAGCGAACAGGCTGAACGAAGAGCTCTCGAAGATAGAAGGGGAAGGCGTTACGAAAATAGAGCAGTCCATCAGGAATTTCTCCCGGCTCGCGGACGCAGCTGTCAAATCAATAGACGGGACAAAAGAACAGCGCGAGGCCGTTGATGAACTCGTTAGGACCTACGGCGACCTGCTTCCTCCGGCCGACAAGGTCGTAGACAAACTGCGTGAGATGAACGGCGAATACAAGGACCTGACAGACGCGATCCGGCACAAGATTGACCTTCAGATACAGGAGCAGAAGGTTGAGGAGATTCTCTCGGAGTTCGGCACGAAGATTGGCGGTAAACGGGATTCTCTGAAGAAGATACTCAAAGAGCAGGGGTTCACCAGCGCGGAGGTCTCCGGGATTATGTCGGAAGTAGAGAGCGCGGTGAAAGAAGGACTCGTATCCACCGAGATGGATGTAGCCGCTCAGGCTAAAGCCATCGAGGGTATAATTAAGGACTATACCGGGAAATACATCAAGCTGACGGAATCCGCATACGCGTCTGTCGCCGGCACGAACCAGAAGGTTTACCAGGGCGAGCGCTCGACGAAACTTTCAAGGACGTTCTCCGATCTCATCAAGCTCTTCGGCGATATGAACGGGAAGATTCAGGAGGTCGAGGAATCTATGGAAGATGGCGGTGGCGTGCTCGGGAAATATGCAAAAGAGTGGAAAGACCTCAAGGAGGAGATCTCTCAGATGCCGATGACCGGCGATACGCGGTTCGAGCAGAACGAGTCGAAAATTGAGAACTATGTCAGCAAGGCGGTCTCTTTTATGGAAGAGAAGTTCAGGGCTGCCGAGATCGACGTCTCTGGCGCGTTTGACGCCAACAAGATCGATTTCGATGTTCTCACGCAGCTCGTCGAAAACATCAAGGACAAGGAGGCGCAGGCTTCCATGCGTACGATCATAAAAGACTTCAAGAAAGAGTACGACAAGTTGGTTCCAGACGATGTGATCGTAGATTTGGTAAAAAGCAAATTCAAGGAGATCTCGGAGAACACGGGAATATCTTTGGATAAGTTCACCTCATACGTCAAGAAGGCTGGAGATGACAACAAGGAGTACATTGAGAATCTCGGAGATAGCATAAAGAAGTTCCGCGACGACGCAGAGTCTCTGCAGGAGGCGATGAAGATATTCCCCGAATCCGACACAGAGCGAAACCGGAAGAAGGTTAAAGAGTACACCGATATGGCGAACTCGCTCCAGATTGTGTACGACTTATTGGTCGGGATAATCAATTTGAACACGAGCGGAGGAGGAACATACAAGCAGGATCCGTTTATCAAGAACATGCAGGACCGCATAAAGTTTATGCAGGACTTCAAGAAGGGGTATGACAGCCTGAATAAGTACATGACAAGTAGCGGCGCGCTGGCTCGGCAGTTTGACATTATGCAGTCCCGCGGCCTGTCTATTGGCATTGACCCTGCAGAGCAGAAGCGCGCGGCCGGAGAACTTTCCGCCTGGTATGAAGACGCAATCAACGAAGCCTTTGAAGAGGCAAAGAAACACGGCGCGTCTGGTAGCATCACGGCGTTTATGAGCAAGCAGATTGAGGACAATACAAACCGCGGGAAGATGTTGAAGAGCTTCCAGGACCTCATTCACTCCCTTTGGGACGCGAAGACCGACTTCGATACCAGTCAGCTCAAGAAGGATCTTGAGGATGCGCTGAAGCGCGTCACAGAAGAGGTGAAGCGGTCAGACACGGCTCGAAACTTATTCCAGAACATCCTCGACTTAACCGGAGACGAGGAGGTGTCCAGGAGCATCACGCTAAGCGTTTACGGAGAGCCTGGAGTGGATTTTAAAGGCTCTCTCCAGAAGCAGCTCGACGCCGCATTTATGTCTCTCGACTGGTCTGAGCTTCCGGATGATATCTGGGGGCAGCTTTCTACGGCCATCGCTTCGCAGGACTTCGATACAATTATCGGGTATATCGGCCTCTTCCCGACCGCGTGGCAAGATGCCATTAAGCAGATGAAGGCGGATAATGAAAAGTTCAACGCGAGCTGGGTGTCCGACATTCTCAAAACCTATCAGAAGACAAAGTCTTTCGAGGAAAGAATGACCGACGTGCGAAAGCGTGAGGAGCAGAAGCGCAAAGAAATCGCCGAGAGCAAAACTCTTGGCGACGAGGAGAAGGCGGCTCTTATTGCGGCCTCCAACAGAAAAGAGGCGGAAGACATTGCTTCTATCCAGGTCGAAGCACTGAAGGCCACATACGAGTGGACGAAGGCATTCGAAGACCTTGACAGGGTCGGCAACAAGACGCTGACTGGTCTTCGTGATAAAATCGTAGCGCTTATAGAGGCGGAGAGCGGCAACCTTACTGCAGAGGAACTCAAGACGCTCCGCCAGGAGCTCGAGAAGATCAACGATGTTCTCGCAGAGAGAGACCCGTTCTCGGCGATTGTGTCCGGCGGGAACAGAATGCTGCTTATCATGCGGGCAATGAAGCAGAGCAAGGGTACCGAAGCATACTCGGAGGCCATCGCGAAGATTAAGCAGTTTAACGAGACCGCGAAAGATTCAGACAAGATTGACATCGATCACCTCGAAGACTCCTTCCGGGACGCGAACAAGGATCTCGAGAAGGGAATTAGCGGCGTGGCAGACTATCTATCTGCTTGGAAGAGCGTGGTCGACACGGTGTCTGATGCGTTCAACCTCGACGAGGTTCCCGTCCTGGGCGAGACGCTTGAAGGCGTCTCGGATGCCCTGTCTTTCGTCGCGTCCATCCTGCCCGTAATCATCACGCTGAACGGCATCCTGAACGGGACCCTGATGATGAACCCGATCATCGCCGCTGGCGCTGGCATTGTCGCTATTGTCGGGGCGATTGTCGGCCTCGTGAAGGGCCTCGTGAACGCAAAGGTGGAGCGACTGAACAAAAAGATAGAGGAACAGGAGAAACTGATTGACAGCCTCGAGCGGTCGTATGACCGCCTCGATTCTGCGATCGAGAAAGCCTTCGGCTCCGACTACATCTACAACTACACGAAGCAGCTTGAGATCCTCGCCGCGAAGCAGGCCGCCTACGAGGAGCAGGCCCGCCTTGAGAGCGAGAAGGGCAAGAAGGCGGACAAGGACAAGATCGAGGACTACACGAACGCGGCTCGGGACGCTGAAGACGCCATTGCGGATATGAAGGGCCAGCTCGCCGAGTTCTTCACGGATACCGATGTAACGTCGGCGGCAACGGAATTCGCGACCGCGTGGATTGACGCGTACAAGGAGTTCGGAAGCACGACTGACGCCATGAAGGAGAAGTTCAACGATATGGTCCAGTCAATGATCACGAAGTCTCTTGCCGCGAAGATAATGCAGTCCGTACTGCAGCCGCTCTTCGACCAGATCGACGAGATGGCCCAGTCCGGCGGCGAGCTCTCCGCACAGGAGATCGCCCAGATTGCTAACCTCGCCCCGGAGTACATCAACCAGATCAGCGACGCGATGAACTCGCTAATGGCACAGATGTCTGCAGCTGGGTATAACCTGCGACAGCGGGTTGGAGGTTTCACCGGCATCAAGCGCGACATCGCCAACGCCAGCGAGGAGTCCATTAACGGGCTGGCTACTGGAATCAACACGCAGAACTTCTATATGCAGCTGATCAGCCAGAACGTGGCGGCCATCCTTGCCGTATTGACCGGCAGCGCGGAGGTCTCCGGCCCCGCGGGCGCCGCGGCCGTCACGGACCCGTACAAGGACCAGATGCTGCAGTATGTCAGCGCGCTTCCGCAGATGCGCGACGACATAGCCGCGATGCGTTCGATGTGGGAGAAGGTAATCCGGCCTAACGGCACGAGCGCTACGCATTATGTGTCTACGAGATAACAATTTGGCACGAAATTTGGTGTCTTTCGCATAATCTCTCAGGCATTACGTTTTTTTTCTCCGGCAGTTGTGAAATTCCCGGAGAAATTTTTTATATTTGCGATGTATCATGGAACAGGACTGGAAAAGACAACTCCGCCGCGAGGCTTCTGCGCACGGTATGTGCCGAGAAAACAGGGACGCTCTTGACCGCATTGAGGACAAGGGCTCCGCTATCAGCCTCTACAAGAAGACCATTGACTGGGCCCTGGAGGTCGGATACCCGAGTTTCAGCACGCTCCAACGGTATTTCTCCGACTGCGGTAACTACGGCGTGTTCGTGAACCGCGAGTTCCACGGAGAGATTCTCAACGACCAGAAAGTTTATGTTTTCCATCACTGCTCCGGATGGGTCCGCGTCGGCTTGAATGTCGCGAAGCGGATCATCCCGATGCTCTATTTCGCGAACGGGTGCGATATGGTCCTGCGCCCGTCCGGCCCGTCCGACCACGATGTCCGCGTTCCGCTGTATGTCTTCGGCGAGAACCTTATCAAGCCTGACGCTTCCGGCGATGTCGTTTTTAAAACCTATAAATTTGATGTGAAAAATGGAAGAGACTAATGTGCTCATAGAGATCCTGGAAAAGGTCGGGATACCGGTTCTCACGCTTATTGGCGGATGGTTTGGTGGAATTTTCCGCACGAAACAAAAAAAAGAGCAGGACATACTCACCAATGTTACGCAAATTTTGGATATGCAGAAAAGCTACATAGCAGACCAGGACGCGGAGAACAAGAAGACAAGAGATATGAACATCCGCCTCGAGCGGAAACTGGACGACAAGCGAGAGTCCATCCGCCAGGCGAATAAGTGCAAACACACGGCTGAAGACGGAGGGTGCCCGGTGCTGAACCACGAGGACTACCTTGACGAGAAGTGTAAGACATGCAGTTACAAGGACAATGTTGCACGCAAGAATTAAAATAGTTGGCACACACACAGACCCTGTCGACACGACGACCTACGGACTGGTTTACCTGGATTCTGACAAGGTTACAGGTGCTCCGTCCAAGGGCTTCGAGTCTACGTCCTATCCAGAAGAGGAAGGCGAGCACATCATACCGAAGACCGTAGATGCGGCCTTCGACTACAAGGCGAAGTTCTTTATACGCGCCACCTCGCTGAAGGACGCGAACGCGCTCATCAAGGAATTCAACGCCGCCCTGTACACGCAGGAGCAGGGGAGCGACGTGAAGACCTACAAGCAGGTGGAGTTCTACAACGACTACAAGAGGCATAAGGTGGTCGGATACCCGCAGCCTATCGCAGAGGCCACCGACTTCTGGCGTGACACGAAGAATCAAGTCAACGATGTCGTTGTTGTCGAGTGGATCATTAGGGTAAACCAGCCGAGCCTCTGCGACTTCGCGCTTAGCGCATCCGCAGGCGCCGGCCAAAGCTAATAGAAAATGATACCGGCCATCACAGAAGTCAATTTTCCGTCCTACGCGACTTTACATCAGGCAACCGTATCCCTTCAGGATATGGGTGACCGCGTTATTACCACGCAGGTCCGCATTGACGGAGACATTGTTCCAGACTTCTCCGGCTGGGAGCTCAGATTCAAGGGCGAGCGTTTCGTCCTCCCGAGCGACAACCCGCAGGCGTCGAAAGACAACACTACAAGGAATTCTATTGTCGACCTGCAGTTCCAGTCATGGGCTATACAGGAGCTGAAGCGCTATTACTTCTTCGAGGCCGCTTCGGTTTCTGCCGGCGTGGCGATCGCCGATAAGTATATCGCTCCTGTCCGGTTGAACGTCGAGGACTTTGTCGCGTTGCTGAATCAGGTCCTGCAGTATTACTTCGGCGGGAAGATCGTGGCCGACCTGTATCTTTCAGGAACCGGCATCTATTCGCAGGAGCCGAAGGCCATAGACATCAACTACTCTTACCTGTGGGATGTCATCGGGAAGATTTTCGAGATCTACGGCGTGCGAAACAGGATCGAGTACGACGCGTCCAGCGACGTGTACACGATTAAGATCAACTATCCGGCGCCGGAGATTTCCGACCACGATTTCGAGTACGGCTACCAGGGCGGATTGCTGAAGTTTGAGCGTCAGGTCCAGGACGAAAGTTTGTCGAACATCCTGCTTGGCCGCGGAGGTACGAAGAACCTGCCGTACAGATATTTCAAGAAGGTCGACCCGCAGAACCAGGAATGGGCCGCAGATCCGGACGCCATCCCTGAACTTGCCAGCATTTACTTCGATCGGCTTCACGACATCAACTTCCGTTGGTATGTTCGCGGCTGGATGCACAACCCGAACCGCGATACGAGCGGTGACGAGGCGTGGGATCCCGGCCACGTGTTCCCGACATACGAGATCTCCTCCGACTCTCCGCACTACTGGGCCTACCAGAAGGGCCTGACTGACGAAACATTCTCGCCCGTTGAGTATGTCAAGGATGACGACTCGATCGCGGCATACGGAGAGCACTGGGGCGCGCTTGACGACAACGATGATGTGTACCCTACCATTCAGGGCCGCAGCCGTTCCGGTATCGGACGGATTGACGAGGTTGTCGCTGTATCTCCGATAATTACCGACGATATTGACGCTATGTCGGAGGCGGCCTCTATAGAAAAGAGTATAGACTCGCTTGTAGTAAGCGTATACGCCAACAACAGGACCCAGTTTGAGATAGAGTCCAAACAGTTCACTATTCCGGCCGGGTCTGTCGGGAATATCACATATACTCCGCTGTCGAACGAGACGGTTTTCCCGAATTTCGTGAAGTACGACACGGAAAACACAAGACTTGTCGCGGTTCCTATAAGCGGCGGCGCCGAGATTCCCGCAACCGGAATCCCCGCTGGGACATATCGATTGAAGTTGTATCTCGTCCTTTCGGTCGAAAGCCCCGCGTCTGTCGCGACCGGCGACTTTGGCATAGAGAACATCGTGCTCACGATGACAGCTCAGGACGAAAACGCCTGGAAGCCTACATTCGACATCTGGGTGAAGGACATCTGGGGGACGTCGCGGCAGCAGGGAGAGACAGACGAGCAATACTCCGAACGGGTCTGGGGGCCTATTCTCGGCGACCGCGCAGGAAACGAGGCGAAGGTGGCCTTTTCGACCGGCTTCATGGCATCGTCTTCCGACTACGAATTCGTGATTGCGTCCTATCCGGTTCCTGACACCTCGAAATCGATTGGCGGCGTCCAGTCCGCGTGGCGCATAACGCTTCGCAAATCCGACGCAGAGTTCGATGCTACGGGTCTGTATATCCCAAACGCGACAACAGGAGGGAAGCCTGTGGCTGGCGACAAATTCTTCTTCACCGGGATCGACATGCCGCACGCGTATGTGGAGATGGGAGAAGAGGAGCTCAGTACGGTAAAGTCCGGAGAACTGCAGGGCACGGCCACGGTAAACCCGACTTGGATAATATCTCTCGACAAGGTACGAGTCAACACGCTCGAGGCCGGAGAGTTTGGGCAGACGCTTGCCGACAGACTGGCCGCTGGCGCCAAGCTCCGGGTCACAGACCCGCGGTTCTCTGGCGGAGATGTGCTGATTCTGCATGCGCAGTCCATCACATACACCTGGAACGAGCCGACGGACGACAGTCCGTACATCGTCCCGGATATTGAGGTCGTCCTGTCCGACAAGGTCGTGTCTCGAGAGAGCAGGCAGGACAAGATCGAGTCTTCTGTCGAGCAGATAAAGGCGCAGTACGCCAGGCTTGATGCCGTCGAGTCCGTAGTCAGAATGGTGGCCGAGCCGCTCTTCCTGAAAAAGACGGGCGAGAGCGATTCTTCGGCATCTCCGACCCAGTTCTCGAGCAAGGTGTCTTCTAAGGGCTTCCGGCAGGGCGGCGTAGGCGGCTCCGGCTGGGGATTCTATAAAGATAACACGGACGAACTCGCAGAGGGAGAAATCGGCGATGGGGATACCGTTCTCGAGGTTGACAGGATGGTCGTCCGCAAGGGCCTTCAGGTGAACAGCCTCGTCGTGAATCAGGTTGAATACCGCGGTGGTATGGAGGTGATCTCTGCGGCAAAGATAGAGATCTCGAAAGTCATAGAGACCAATACTCGGTATATCTGCTATTTCGACCAGCGCAAGAACAGTATCGCGAACAACTTCCAAGTCGGCGACATTGCTTACGGGCAAGTCTTCACGCCGCAGAACGCAACGCTTCGCTACTACAAGTGCAAGGTCGAGGCGGTTGACATAGACCGCGTCGAACTCTCGAAGACGGTGAAGGACGGATCTGGCGTTCCTCAGGCCGGAGACATCATCGTCCAGTACGGCAGTTACACGGACGCCGCCCGCCAGTATGTCATCGTCCGTGATGTTATTGGCGGAGGCTATGAGCGCATGATCTCCGGGCTTAACGCCGTGGATGCGCCGGGCGCCGAGTATTACTTCGCCGGCCGCCAGTCCGGTAACGGGCCGCGCTGGTTTGTCGGTGGGCACGGAGCAAATGACGACTACGCCGAGTTCGTAAACGGCGTGTTGACAATCAAGGCGAACGTGGTATTTAAGCCCGGCCAGCAGATCCCCGGCCTCGAGGACTACGAGTACCTCAAGACCGCGCTCCCGCTTGACGAGGACGCAACACTCGTGAGCGGCGGCCTCATCCTCTCCAAGACCATAGCCCTCACTGACGCGCAGGGCAACATAAAGGCCGGCATCAACGGCCTCGCGACCCTTGGCGACATCGCCGCCTGGTATGGCGGCCCGATGGTCGACCACGAGGCTATCCCGGCCGCATCCGCTTTCGCGAAGTCGCTCTTCCGTTTCGACGGCTCGGGCTACCTCGCCGGAGGCAACATCCACTGGGGCTCCGACGGCTACGGCGGCATCCCGGGCGTCACCTGGAGCCGCGAGGACGGGCAGGACGTCGTAACCATCGGTGGTAACGTGAAGCTCGCGTCCGTGTCCGGCGACACCGTCACCGACCTGCTTACCGCGATCCAGCAGCTCCCGACGACATACGTCGACTTCGTGTCGAACCAGACCATCACGGGCGTGAAGACATTCACGAACGGCATCAAGATCGGCGACGCGACCCTCACCTGGGTCCCCGGCGCCGCCGGCGCTCCTGGGCACCTGCACATCGACCAGGCGCTCGTCACCGAAGGCGACCAGATCGTGATAGCTGGCGAGCCGGGTGGCGGTGGCGGTGGCGGCGTGAGTTGGCTCTCGGAGCTGATGGACGTGAAGAAGAACCTTGCGCCGAGCGTGAATGACATCCTCGTATGGCGTAGCAACGTGTCCCGCAACGACGGGACGACGGCGCCGGGCTGGACGAACATGACGAAGTCCACTTTCCTCTCCGGCTATGCGACGCAGACGTGGGTGACGGGGCAGATCAACGACATCCTTTCATCGGTTCTCAAGTTCCAGGGCACGACGACGACGGCCATCGCGGACGGCTCAACGACGAACCCCATCACGATCGACGGGGCGAGCTACACGGCGCAGAAGGGCGACGTGGTGCTATACGATGGCAAGGAATACCTCTGGCAAGGAAGCTCATGGGAGCAGCTTGGCGACGAGTCCTCGTGGGCGTTGAAGACCACGAAGATTCAGGCGGGGACGGGCTTGACGGGCGGCGGCACCCTCGCGGCGAACCGCACCATCTCGCTCTCCTCTGCGAGCATCGCTTCCCTTGCGCTTGCGGACACGGCATACCAGAAGCCTTCCTCCGGCATCCCGGCCACGGACCTCGCAAGCGCCGTGCAGACGAATATCACAAACGGAGCGACGGCATACAGCTACTTCACGAACGGCGTGGCGAACTCTGCCGCGCGTCTCTCCGGCAATACGGCCTACTCTGTCTGGGGCGTGGAGTTCTGGGCCAACGGCGTGCCGAAGTCGGCCACCGCACGGCCGAACCTCTATGTCGGCAACACGAAGGTGGCCACATCCGCGCAGACCGCGATGAGCATCGGCGGATTGGGTACTCTTACTCTCGCTAACGGAAGTGGGATTAGATTCGCGGACAACCCCGCCGAGGGCGCGACCGCGCAGAACCTCACCGCGCTCCAGTTCGCCACGACCAACAAACTTCTTATAGGCTTTGATACTTCCACCGCTGGCGCAGAGACCATCCTCTACGGCAACGAGATAACCCTGCGCTACGGCACGGGGCATACGAATGGAATGATTATCAACTCGACCGCCATCACCGCATATCGGGACATCATTCCGAGTTCAAGCGGATCGAGGAATCTCGGCTCATCCACGGCCCTCTGGAAGTACGCATACGCGCAGCGGCTCTACCTGACGAGTTCCATCTACATCGAATATGTGGACAACTCCGGCAACGGCTATGTGCATATCAACGCCCCGCTGGTGACGGACGGCGACCAGATCGTCGTGAGCGGCACCCCCGGTGGTGGCTCGGGCGGCGTGAACTGGCTCTATGAGCTCCAGGATGTCGACCCGACCCTCTCCTCGCCTACAGGCGGGATGGTCCTGCAATACGACGCGACCTCTCACTTGTGGAAAGGTGCCGCATCTGACACCATCGGCATCACCACGGCGGGCACCGTCGCGGAACTGAACGCCGCGACCCCGACCACCGAGAAGCGCGTGTGGTCTCCTTCCGTGCTGGCCTCGTGGCTCGCTGGGAAGAACTACATCACCGGCGCCGACGCGGTGTCCAACGTCGCGGTCGGAGGAACCGGCCATACCAACGAGCTGGCCATCACGAAGAACGGCTCCACCTCCTACATCACCGTCCCCTATGCCAACACCGTCAAGCGGTTCAAGCGTTATGCCGGTACAGACGAGGTTGGCGGCTACGACCTCAATACCCTCCTCTCCGGCGGCGGCATCACGAGCCAGTACAACGGTTCGAGCCGATGGGCCAACCGCCCGGATTCGATGTCTTTCGGTGGCGTTCTCCAGATCAATCCGAATACTAACAACAACCTCTCTATGCAGCTCGCCTGGGATGTTGTAGACAACCGGACGCAGGAAATCTATAAGACCGGCAAGATGTGGTGGCGTGACTACAACGCCATCACGGGCTGGGGTTCCTGGCACATCATCTACGACAACACCACCCTCCTGCTCAACGGCGCGGAGGGCACGGATACACCGTTGACATTCTTCGCCCCCACGGGCGCCGGTAACGCTGGACAGGTCCTTCTATCCGGCGGCGCCGGTGTCGCTCCGGCGTGGTCGTCCGCCGCGCTCGGCGCGGCCAATAAGCCCGTATACATAAACGCATCTGGAGTATTGACCGAGGGAAGCACCTGCGTCACCCTCGCCGGGGCGCAGACCATCACCGGCGCGAAGACGCACTCCGCGAACATCACGCTCAACAATGCCGTCGGCCTCTACTGCGAGGACACCAACGACGCTTCCGTCGAGGCCGTCAGTATGTCTACCTCGAACACCCTGCGTTTTGGCTACGGCAACCGCCTTGCCGGCACTACCGGCCTCTTCGGAAAGACGTTCCGGATCGGTACGACCGACACCGCAGCCGGGCCGGACATATATATCGGCGGATTGAGCAGCACGCACAACACAGATGCTGCGAACATCTACTTCCACTCGACCCTCGCATCGGGCGCTGTCCGTAACGGCGTGAAGGTGGCTGCGGAGCACGTAGCGAGCGCCGACCGGCTCAACCTCTCCGTCTATACATCGAACAACGCAACCTCGCCTTACGCTCCATCCTGGAACAAGACGCTGGAGGTGACATACGACGGCAAGGTGAACATCGGAGCGCCGTCCTTCTCGGACGGGGCGCTGAACGTGAACGGCGCCATCGTGTCGGCGGGCGACCAGGTCATCGCCTCCGACGAGCGCATCAAGCGCAACTTCAAGCCGATCGAGCTCTCCGTCGAGCAGATCGCCTCCTGCCGGGCCGTGTCCTTCGACTGGGCGTCGGGCGGCCACTCCTTTGGCAGCGTTGCGCAGGATTGGGAGCCCATGGTCCCCGAGGCGGTCAAGCAGGGTGACATCAAGACGCTCGCCTACGGGCAGCTCGCCCTCGTCGCGGCCATCAACATCGCCAAGCACGAGACGGAGCAGGACGAGGAAATCCGCAGGCTCCGCGAGCGCGTGGCCGACTTGGAGAAAGAAGTGAAACGATTAAGAACGAACTGATATGGGGTTCAACGGAGATATACTTACATGGCCATTCACAAAGATAGCCGCGAATGGAAACGGGGACTTGCAACGCGCTTTGCGTACTTCAGTGAAGAGTGAAATACAGCTGGTCGCGGACGTAGACAGGAACGGAGATCCTGCGGACAGAATCAACATCTGGGCGAAAGGAAAACCGTTCCGCGACCAGACGAATGTCTTTGCGTCCGACGCAGCTCGCAATTCAGCAAGGCAACTTGCGAATTTTGGGTTGAGCATCCCGGATATGGGTTACAGTTCACTCAACAGCATGATTGCCAATCTGCAAGGAGCTGCGTGGACTTACCTCAAACCGCGTATCGGGACAGATCCGCTTCGGCCCCTCGATTTCGATGGGTATGCTCCGTATGCTACCGCGCCAATCTCTCCGCTCCAAGCGACGATCGAAGTAGATTCCGCCGAAGGTACAATAAACGCCGGAGTCGGTTACTCTCGGAATATGCCGTCGCAGGCGGGCTTCCTTACACTCGACGATTTGCGTATTGATGGTCACAGCATAAACGATTCGTTTGGGGAGTATTACTTTGGCGTTTGCCTGTACTACTCCGACACGATAAGGTATGCTTCCACGATGGCCGACAAGTACAAGACGATTCAGGCGGCGTTGGATGAGATTGGTTTGTCCGTGCGTGGGGTTTCCGTACCCGGCACAGGAACCAGGACATACAGAGCGATTCCTTTCTTTGCAACCGTCCCGTTTGACACGATGCCGTCTAACTATCAGGGATCACTCTATGCTCTGCCGTTTGCAGAGTGCGCGGTTTCCGTCACGAGAACGCAGGGTATATCTATCACGATGCTCATGTACACGCTACTCGGCTCTGATACCATCTACTACCAGTACAAGTACAATAACCCGACACGCGCGGAATCTTCTGGGGAAGTCACTCTCTGGGCGTTACAATCCTACAATATCAACGATTTCTATGGCAGCGCACTTTTGAGGGAAACTCGAACTGTCCCAGCTCAATCCGACTACACTTCTCCCATCTATTCGATCACGGATGGAATCACTGCCAGAGACATCTTGGCACACTGCTCTTTTGCCGGCGCTGAACTCAAACAAGGAACAATGCGGGTCGCGCAATCGGTCACAAGTATCATCATCGACGCCGATCCTACTGACCCGCCAACTATTTAACAACCAATATTATGACAGAACAGAACAAAAAAAACCTGAAGGACGGCATCGTCAAGATTGCCCTCATCATCTACGCGCTCCTCACGATCATCACGTGCGCGGGCGTCTGGAACTACTGCCCGGAGGACACCGTAAAGGTGCTCGCCGGTGTGCTTTTCGCCTGCAACGGACTCGTCGTCGTCAGGCTCTGGAAGAAATCCGAGGACAAACCCTCGGCGTAATGCTCCTTTGTTTGCCGGGGAGGGGCGACCCTCCCCTCTGCAAACGGGAGAAATCACAAAGTCAAACAACAACAATCAAACAAACAAAGGAACAACCATGAACAAAGAAAACATCATCAACCTCGTCAACGCCGGTGTGCCCGGCATCACGAACCTCACCCTCTCCGGCAAGCACGCCTACAAGGTGCTGAAATTCCGCCGCGCCATCCTCGCCGTCCACGGCCAGATCTGCGACGAGTTCTCCGCCATCTTCAAGGAGGCGGGCATCGAAGACCCGCAGGCGTTCGACAAGGAGCGCAACGAGCTCCGTACCATCTCCAGCCGCACCGCCGAGCAGGAGGCTCGCCTGGCAGAGCTCGACAAGACCTTCGTCCGCTACAAGGAGCTCGAAGAAGAGATGCTGAAGGAGGAGGTGAAGCTCGACTGCGTGCCTATGCCCTACGAGGACTTCCACGCGCTCCAGAAGGAGAACGAGAAGACCTGCCCGGCCCTCGCGCACGGCTACATCGAGGACGTCCTGGAAGGCGTGCTCTGGACGGCGCCGGAAGAATAGTTGAAAAAGGGCGCCCGCCAACGGGCGCCTATATATATCAAAAAGAAATGAAAGGGTTCATATTGACTTATTCATATATTGGTGATATGGGGGAACCGATCCACCACAAGGAGGAGTACCCCACGCGAATCTCTGCCATCATCAACTGTTGGTTCGCCAAACATGATCGCCGCAAGACTTTTGTAACACTCAGAGAAAATAAAAAGTAGCCTTATGGGAAAGTACAAGTATTTTGAACTGTACGAGTTCTTGCGATCCGAGAAAGCGAAAAAGAACGGTATAGACAACACTCCAACCTTCGAAATCGTGGAACGGATCTGCCAGCTCGTCTCGTCCATCCTCGATCCGTTGCGCGCCGCGTGGGGGTCTGGAATCAACATCAACTCCGGTTTCCGCTGCGAGGCCCTCAACAAACTCGTTGGCGGTTCCACTACTTCGGTCCATAAGCTCGGATGGGCTGCGGACCTTACCCCGGCAAACGGAAAGTTCGACGAGTTCGTCAAGTTCGTCGGGGACTGGCTCAAGAAGAACAGAATCAAGTTCGACCAACTCATCATCGAGTCCGATAGTAAGGGTAATCGCTGGCTCCATATCGGACTTTACAACAACGCCGGCCAGCAGAGGTGTGAGGTCAAAACGATGAACGTGAAATGAAATTCGATAGGATTCTTGACGACATTTTGCTTGTCGTCTGTGTGATTGTCGTCGCCTACTTTTCGTGGGAAATAAGCGGCAACATACACTATTCATCGGGGTATGATGATGCGCTCGCGTCCATCAAGCCCGACACGGAGTATGTAGACAAGCCGATCTACATCGACAAGCCCGTCCCGGTCATCGAGTATCGCGATACGGGCAGGGTGGTGTATGTGCCGGTCATCATCAAGGACAGCACCGGCCACACGGACACGACCGCAGTGCCGATGCACCCGGATGTGAAGCAATACGAAGACTCCACCTATCGGGCGCAAGTATCTGGTATCAATCCGAATCTCGATTGGATAGAGGTCTACCAGCGCACATTCTACATCACGAAGGTCGTGCCGGAGTACAAGTACCCAACCTTCGCACTATCTCCTACCATAGACGCATTTGTCTTCCCTGGCCATTTCTCGTTCGGAGGAGGTCTGGAGATAGACTATTGGAAGGGCCGGTGGCAGTTCTCGGCTGAGGGAGGATACGGCGTATTCTATGACTTCAAGCGCGCAATCGCTGGTCCGTACGGCCAGATAGGCGCAAAGTATAACCTTATCAGAAAATAGTAGGCTATGACAAGATCAAAAGTGAAAGTATCGACGAAGCCCGGCCGGTCCGGACAGCTTCTCGCAAAGGCGCCAGTGCTGGTTAAGACAACGTCAAACGCGGCCGGATCCCCGATCCACAGCTCGCGGGCCCATATCGGTGTTCATATCAGGACGACGCACGATGGGAAGCCGCGGCCTAAATGACGTGGCGGAGTACATTCGTACGCTGAAACGGGTGACAATTTTCACACAATTGCTCCCGTTTCTTTATTCGCTATGCTACATCGCGGTTCTTCTGGCATATCAGTTCGTTCCAGAGTGGGCGGTGGACCTTCTTGATTCGCTATTCTACATATCTCCAGCGTTTATGGCTGGCGCCGTAATCCTTTCCAGACTGCTGCACCTCTGCAGATGGCATCAGCTGGCATGCGTGATACCTGCAATATCTCAGATCCCGGTGCTGTTCGACAGGTTTTTTTCGTCGATGGATCAGGGTGCGGCAATGATTTCGAATATTTCGGTTGCGCTTATGGCCGCACTCTTTATCATTTCCGCGTATAAAGTGTTCTTAAGATAATGGATGTAAAGAAATATCTGATCGAGATACTTGACTACTACAAATACAAGGTCGAGAATGACCTGTGCAACCTTGAAGAGATGAATTCGGTTATCCGCTCGCTGGAAGAGAACGCGAAAGTGACCGGGACGATCTCCGACTTTGCGAGATTCTTCAATGTTCCGGAGACGACGGTCAGGACAAACATCTTCCGGAAGATGTTCTCGAAGCCGAAGCGAAAGGTGCTGTACTCGTTCAGCGAGTTTCTGAAGATTGTTCCAGCGAGGTGGCGAAATAACAAGTAGTTGCCGGAAGTAAAGAACACTTTTCCTCCACATAGTTTTTCTGCCGAACTTTGTCGTAAAGATGTGGCCCATCTACGACAAAGTTTAACTTTTAATTCAAACTAAAATGGCAGAGTCCGATAAAACTATCATTCTTCCCGACAACCAGTCTCACGGATACGGCTATCCTATGGGCGGTTTCGGGGGCTTCGGTTCCTTTAACAGCATCGCCGACCTGTTCGGCCTTGCGATCATCGCCAGCATGTTCGGCTGGGGCGGCAACTGGGGTGGCGGCTTCGGCGGCTGGGGTGGCAACTCTGGCGCCGGTTTCCTTTCCAACCAACTCAACAACGACAGCGGCCGCGAACTGATTATGAATGCGGTCACCTCCCAGGGTGAGGCATCTCGTACGGCCATCCAGAGCCTTGCAACTATGCTCGGCCAGGACTTCAACCTCGTGAACGGCGCTGTTCAGAATGTCCAGAACGCCCTCGCTACCATCGCCGCCAATCAGGGCATGAACACCCTGCAGGTGGTGAACGCGATCCAGAATGGCAACTGTCAGCTCGCGAGCCAGTTCCAGCAGTGCTGCTGCGAGAACAAACTTCTCGTCACCGAGCAGGGCTATCAGAACCAGCTCCGCACCGTCGCGCAGACCAACGAGATCAACGGCAACATCGCCGACCTCAAGGCGACCGTTATTGACCAGTTCTGCGGCCTCGAGAAGCGCGAGATGCAGGCCAAGATCGAGACGCAGGCAGACATTATCGGCCAGCTCCGCGGTCAGATCGACAACGCGAACCAGACCGCGGCCATCACCGGTTACGTCAACAGCCTCGTGACCCCTCTCGCGCAGAAGGTGAACGAGATCGCAGCCAAACAGCTCCCTACGGTGCCTGTCGTGTATCCCAACATTCAGGCCGTGAACAACACGCCGTTCATGGGAAACTACTACGGCGGTTTCAATGGCTACGGCTACGGACCCGGCTGGGGCAACGGCAGTTACTGGGGCTAATGTTTACAGATAGGCGGAGCGCAACAACTCTGCCTATTTAAAAAAGATTTCAATATGGCAAAGTGGCCTTTTCAGTATGTAAATATCAACGGAATCCCGACCATCCAGTCTCGTTCCGTTACGGTGTCCGAGACCTCGGTTGACTTCAAGTTCAACCCGGACTGGGACCGCAGACCGTTCCGTGGGCTGATCCTCGTGTATCTCTCCGAGGAGATCCCGGACGGGACCACTACGACGCTTCCGATTCGGTTCTCGATGGGCGGCACGACGAGCAATGTTGCTCTTGCCGGCGGCGCGAACTGGACGGTGGCCGACATTCCTGGGCCCGGCGTCTACCTCCTGTACTACGACAGGTTGGCAGACACGCTCCAGCTTCTCAATACGACTATATAAAAACAAAAACAGTTTAACAAATGCTTTCAGGACTTAGACAAGGTACTCCCGTGTACGTTCTATATAAGAACGAGCCGCGATTCGCGGTAGGAAAAGTCGCTCAAGTCAGCAATCAATATCCGCCGCAGTTCAATTTCCAGCAGCCAATCAACCCTAACACGATGGGGATGATGGTAGACCTCTCGATCGAGGTGGACGGGAAAACGGAGACATATCCGAGGATACCGATCAACTCGTCGATAGCGGAATTCCCCGATAAGGGCGTGATCCTCAGCGAGACCCGTGACGGCATCGTGAACGAAATCAACGTCATTCGCAATGCCAGCCAGACGGCGATCGATCAGGTGGATCTGCACAAGCGAATCATCGAATCGTGTGACCAGCTCCTGCTTGACCTTAATCCTCAGCTCAAGCACGACCAGGAGCAGGCGGGGAAGATCGCAAGGCTGGAGGAGCAGATAGCGGGGATGAGCGAGCAGATAGCGGCTATGACGGGGCTCCTGTCTAAGTCCCTTGGAAAAAAGAAGGAGGAATAAAAAATGGGATACGCAGTTTACAACCTCAAGGGACGCAAGTCCGACGCCATGGAGTTCGAAGAGGCCGCAAGAATGGTCGAAGAAGGACTCGAGTGTATGCGCGAACTCGCCGAGGATATGAAGGAGCAGTACGGCATGCGCCGTGGCGGCTACGGAATGCGCGGCGACTATGGCCGGCGTGACGACTGGGATGAAATGGACGACATGTACGGCATGCGCCGGCGTCGTGACTCCCGCGGCCGCTATATGTAGTATGACCGGGGCGGGGAAACCCGCCCTTTTAAAAACGAATGATTATGGCAGAACGGATTGACGATTACGAACCTATGCCCAGAGGGCTTCGTGAATACCTGTCCTACAACGGGCGCCACTTCAGCAAGCCCCTCTATGAGTGGGCCGTAAAAATGATGGAGACGAGGACTGGGGACAAGGTGCGGCCGGTTGAGAAAAGCGCGTTCGATGAAAAGATGCGGACGAACAACGTGACACTCAAGAACGACAAGGGATACGACGGCGTGTATGTGTGGTGTATGGCCACCGCGGACTATCTCGGTTCATCCATTACGGACGAGGCGCACCTGGCCAAGTTCGTAAAAGACTACCTCGACGATCCGGACGGATCGCAGACAAGGGCGTTTGACGAGTTCTACGCGAAGACGATGGCGCTCGGGATCCCCGTTATTTGGGACGATATGCTTTAGAATATGATCTCGCGAAAGGTGCACATACCAGGATGGACGATCTTGTTCCTATTCTCCTTCGACAGGCACGATATGGAGAGTATCCGCGATGCCCTGCTCTGGGCCGAGGCTCCCGATTCTATTATAGACGATGTGTCGGAGAATGTTTATTCTGGTAGACTGAACGAGGGCTTCACGTTCAGCGAGCCCTCGCTCAGGCGTACCGTATTCGCGACGAGCGGGACCACCAGCGGTCCAGAAATGCTGAACACGATAGTTCACGAAATAGTGCACATAGCACAGCACATCTCTGAAGAGAACGGAATCGACCCGCTATCGGAGAGGATGGCATACCTGTGCGGAGACATAGCAAGTTCGGTCAGTGACATAGTCTGCAGGCTTTCGTGCCCGCATTGCAATAAATAGAGCGGTACCGGCAAGTTGGTTGCTCTATAAATCCCCGGCAGGTTTTTGCGGTTACCTCGCCGGGGATTCTTTTCGTTAAATAAGGCCGAAATCGCGTGGCTCAAGCGCAAGGGTGTAGAATCTTGCCAGCGGGACCTTTAATGAGGAGCAAACGCGCTCTATTGTCTCGGTTTTGGCCTGCGTCTTACCGGCCTCGATTTTCCAAATCGACGCGGGGGTGATTCCTACCCGCTTCGCCAGATCCGGACGGGACAGGCCGTTCTCTTCCCGGATCGTCTTGATTGCTTTTCCTGTGTTCATTTTTTGTTGGTTTGTATTTGTCCAATAATTTTTCCTTCTTCGCCCCAATGGATTCCGACAAGCGCTTGGAGAGCGCGGATGAGCCAACACGGGCGTTTGCCAACGATGAAGTACATGCCGACCCGTTCTTCCGGCGGGAGGTGCTTGATGTTCTTCCCGACGTAGTAGTAGTAGTAATTCGGCTTCGGCTTGGGCGCCGCTGCTTGCTTGGCTTTCTCTTCTTCGTAGAGCTTCGCCCATCTGCCGTTTTGTTGTTGTGTCATTTCTTTTTTATTTGAGGGTTACGAATTCGATGAGGTACACGATTCCGGCCACGATGCCGGCAATAAGTCCGACGCGGAGGTCGCGGAGGAGTAGACGCTTCCGTGGCGTGAGCTTCTTCCGATTGCTGGCGCGCCGCTCCTTTCGGCTTGCGCGCAGGAGGCGATTGGGGTAGTCCTTACCTCGCGGGCAGGCCGGGAGGGTGGAGATTGGATCACCCCCTCCGAAGGGCTCGGGGAAGGTGCAAATCGGCGTCCCGGATTCATCGGCATCGCGCCAGCAGCAGCCGCAGCCGGCGCAGTATTTCTTGATGAATTTCTCTTTCATTTCTTGATGGTGTTAAGTTTGTCGATGGATGGAAGCCCGAGGAGGCGGAGGGCCTGGTCGGCCTTGCACTTGGTGGTCACTCCCTTTAGAATAAGATAGCTGAAATCGTGGTAAATTTCGAGCGTTTCGGTGTCAGGCCGATATTCCACATAATCGTATCTTCCGTGTCCGTTGTCGTCCGTGACAACAAACCTAAAGAAAGTGATGGGAGGGATAATCTCGTTCCCTTTCTCGAATCCCCATTTGAGTAGGTCTTTCTCTGTAATCATACTATTCCTCCACTTTTTCTAATTTAATTCTGCCAACAGGTTTGGTTGCGGCTTCCAACAAGAAATACACTTTGCGTTGCGCATACTTCTTCGCGCCGTCCTCTCCGGTGTTTAAGTACGCTCTTTCAAGCTGTTCGTCCGTAACTTCGTATGTACGCTTAATGTCAATCGTAACTCTGTACTTTGCCATAGCTATTCCTCCACATTAGGTTCGATGAACTCGATGTCCATATATTCGCACATATCCTCAAAGGAACCGAAGCGCTTTGACCCCGGGAAATAGGCGCAAAATTCAGCGCCGTAACACCAGAAAGCATATCTGCCGTACTCATTCTTTTCTCCCCTACAAATCTCTCGGTACGGCTCGTTCTTGGCAACGTTCCACCCATTATTAACGATGCACACAACTGGGCCTCCCTTATCCAGCAGCTCCTTGAGCCGCTTGTAGTCCTTTGATGTCTTGTAGTTCAGCTTGCTCATACTCTCTTGATTTTGAAAATGTCGATAGGTGTCTGCGGCGGCATCCCAAGATAGTCCGTAATGCTTTTCTTGAGGTAGTAGGGCTTGTTTCTGCAATAGAGCAAGGACGCAATCCGCTCAACCTCGTTCCTATTATACTCCGACAGGCTTTTGCCGCTCATAAGGCCGACCTTAATCAAGTCGCAGTAGTCATTGATGAGATGGATGATCTCCGCAGTCTTCAGAGGATCGACCACCGGCTCCAAGGAGGCGAAAGTTCGATAGCCGTACTGGTGGAGGGTTCTCATCGTCTCGCACCTTTCCGCGTTAGTGGATGCCCCCGGCTCCAGATCGTCGCGGCCCGTGAGGGTAAACCCGAAAGCCAGATCATCCCGATAGCACCAACAATGGGTGAGCAAGGTGTCGAACACCTTGATGAAGTCCGCGTTTTTCGTGAGTACCTGGCATTTCACACCTCGCGTAAGAGCAAGGGTGATACACTCCCAGTTCAGCTCGCGCGTTTCCGGAATCATCGGGTCGCTGGAGAAGGTGAAGAACAGGCTTGACTTCTGCAATTCGGTGAGGTTCTTGTCAAGCTCCTTTACGAACACATTGAAGGCATCCTCCGGATCGCTGAAGCACTTCTTCAAGGTGGGCACCGGCCCGCCCATCGCGTGAGAGAGAAGTCCCCTCTTGCAGTAGCAGTAGGAGCAGTTGTTGCTGCACCCGACATAGAGGTTACACGCCCATTCTGCGTATTCCCCCGCCTTGCCTTTCGGCTTGTAGATTGCTTTACTCATACTATTTATCGTTTGATTCCCAAATATGTGCGACCGGCTTTTCTACGAATTGCTCGCAGGCATCCGACTCCGGGAAGATGTAGTTGGTCGGAGAGGCGCAACACCCTTTCGGTGCTTTGTAAAAGCGGCAGCCCACACACTTCTTGCCTTCGACTTGCTCCCAGCGCTCCATCGCATCGTGCAGATAGATGAGCGCCCGTTTCACGAAGGCCGGGACTTCCTGCCCGCCGGAGTTCCCTACCCCAACGCGGACAGATTCGAGGAACACGCCCTTTCCAGGGCAGTCGAAGCCGAGGTGGATGTCACCATCGTTTCCTCGGATGATGCGGAACTTGTTGCCGTTCCCATCGAGAGAGATAAGCTCTTTCATTTCTTGTCCTCCATTTCTTTAGGTAATCCGCCTTTGCCGGAATATGTGACGTGAGACCTCTCCAACTCGTCCTCCTTGTATCTTGCATCCCGTTCGTACTTGCAGTCCTCGAACTTCTCGAACTCGGTCGCAAGCTCGTTCAGCAAAGACCAGATGCGCCGGGGAATATCGTGGCCGGAGCCACAGCCTCCGACGCGAACTCCAAGCAAGTGGTTCTCTCGGTGCGTTTCTCCATCGTGGATGATGGTCACTTGTATATCTCCGTCGGGCTGACGGAAGATGCTCAACCTGTCTCGGTTGTCATTAAGGCTCCTGATTGTCATTTCTCGTCCTCCTTCGGAAAAACCTTTTCAGCATCAATGTCGAAGTATTCGCAGACCTCCTCAAAAGGGCAGAGTGCTACAGAGCCGTCGGGCTGCAGGCGGGTTTCGCACGGAAGTACGCCACAATCGAAAGCAGCATATAGCATATCGCAAAACTCTCTTAAATCATAATGCGACACGAAAAGAATTAGGTGAACGCCATCATCCTCAATCCATCGCCACTCACATTCTTTCTCCTTGATAAACTTGTATAAATCTAATTCGGTCATTTCTTGTCCTCCTTATACCCGTCCGGTATGTGAAACAACCCGACGCTAATACCACCATTGAGGTATTCGATAACCTCGTTCAACTTGTCCCTTAACGTGGCCTCGTGACAAAACGGCGTTTCGGGGATCGGCTTGATGTATTCTTTAATGTACTCTTTTGCCATACTATTCAGCTTTGTTTCTCCGCCGTGCCGGATTGTAGTTACAATGTTCGATCAGCTCTTTGTAGCGCTCAATCTGGGCGGCTTTGATCTCGTCCCAACATTGTTCGCTGCCGTCGTACACGAACCACTTCTCTGGATTGTGAGGTTTGTTGCTGTCGAACTTTTCGTTGTAGTACCTCACCGGCTCCTTGAACTCGTTGATGAAGATGGAGTAATTATCGTTGTGCGGCAGGGGGCACAGATACTCCAGGATGGTGGGGCTGACGGTGGCTCGGTCAATCGACCAGATCATATCGCCCGGTTTCAGTTCGGAAATGCTGTTGATTCTTTTCATACTACTTCTCCTTTTTGATGATGATTGCCTTGTACTCTCCCCGAGGTAGATGCTGGATATGCTCGTCCGTGGGGTTGATGTGGAGGATGTGCTGCTTGGTGTAGCGATTTATTGTGATGTCCGTGTCGATCTCCACCGCATCCTTCATCAGCCGCTCGCGCTCGGCGAGCATTCCTTCTATGAAAGACTCTCGTTTTGTTTGATTTCTATCTATCATCAACCGCGGATGATGTACGTCCCCTAACATATCGACAGGATATGCTTTGTGTGCCGCTTCCTGGACGTCGGAGGGGACAAGGATGGGGTTCTCTTCCGCAGGGAGAGAGTCGATGAATTTTTTGAGGTCGGTAAGCTCTGTGACGCGGCTTTGGCAATCACCCGCGTCACCCTCGTACTTGATCCCGGCCTGCCACGATTTTATCCGCCGTTCCACCTCGGCGCGTATCTGTTCTACTTGGTTGCTCATATCTTACTACATATTTTTTGCATTAACATCAGCCTTCTTTGACAGAAATCCCGTCCAGGGTGATCTCTTTCTCGATTCCGCAGATGGTGAGGAATTGCTGGAGCCGGTGGATAGAGCTGACATCCGCCGCGATATTCTGGCCGCAGACAATCTTCCCATCACGAATAGTCAGCCCGAATTGCTCCCAGCCGTCGATAAACGGAATATCGTTGTATCGCCAGCCGTTCTTCTCTAAAACTTCCGAGGTGGTGGGGATCGGAGACAGGTAGTCACACCAAATTCCGCCAGATGCCGACCTGTCATTCACATCCACGCAACGCGCGGAGCCGACAAGACCTTTTTCCGGGAATTTGTTGGCAGAATCTACTTCTACTACCCTCACGATAGTCCCCTTCGGGATGCACAGACCACTCTTGTTTACCATCACAAGGTTTCCGGTCATTAACTCACTTGCTTTCATAGCACGATAAACATTACGATTACGATGATAGCGGCCACGCCGCAGACGATCCACCGGGTAGTCCTTTCCCGGCTCATATAGACTGGGCAAACTCCGCTGAACAGCGGGCAGAAGCCCTTGTAGCCCGCGCACTTCGCGCACATAGGAGGTAAGTGTCTCATTTTCCTTGCAGTTGTTTGATTAACTCGTCGGCATAGAGAACCGCCATACCACATATCTCTTGCGGATCAGGGTAGGCGTCAGTATCGAAATCACACATAAGCATTTTGAGCATCGCCTCCTTCGCCGCCTCCCTACGGTATGCGGCCCAATCGGTCTCGCTCTCGTCAAGGACTTCCCAATCCGTTGCAAGGCCGGAATAGTTGTGAAGCAATCCGTCCGCGCCGATGTAAGAGATCGTCCCGTATTCCTTCGACCATCCGAAGTTGCTCACAACCTCGCCGGTCACTTTGTTCCTTGCTTTCATAGGCTGCTTGACTAATTCGAACTCATAGACAAACACCCACGGGTTGCTCTCCCAAGTTTTTCTGCCAGAGATCCGGTTGATGAGACCGACAAAGGCGGAAAGAGGATTAGTGAAACTGCCATCAATACCGGGCACGGTGCAGTAGTCATTATCGTCAAAAATGGACTCGGCCATAACGCCCTCTCGCAGACAATCCTCGTCGGAGATGTCTTGCAGCCGCTCGACGCGGACATTGGTGATGCGGATGCGGTATGTCATAAGTTCTGCGAGGACGAACATCTTGTTAGTCCACCCCGGAGAACGCCGCAGCAGTTCCTTTCTTCTGCGATTGATACGAGGATTCGGGTCTTTCAAGGTTTCCGCATAGCTCCGCGCCACGGCCACCACCTCGCCGACCTTGTAGCGGGATTCCATCACCGCGATGCCGGGGAGATGCCCTTTGATATACTTCACCAGATTCTCCGGAACGAGCCGCCGCGCCATAGTCTTGCGGCCCTCCAGGACGGCTTGCGTCAGGCCGAAACGATCCGAAAACATTATCTTCTGCATAGTAAATTTTTATTTATTTCTATGATAGTCTTTACGATGTCCTCCCCATCTGTTCTCGTAGCAGGTTGTTGTGTTAAGCAGCTCCCACGAAATGTCGTGTTTAGCGCTATGGTCTTTGTGGCGAATGTCATTGTTTGTAATTCCAAGCTCTTTCGCTGCCTTGTTCACGGATTCAAACATCTTTGTTGATCCGTCTGGAAGGAAAACCTTGACGCGAATCGTCTTTGGAATTTTATTCAACTCAACGAGGTGCGGAACTTCACCATCGCCACCTTCATAAGTCCAGATAAAACCATACGCCTGTCGATTCTCTAATCGGCAGCATCCGGTTATTTTGCCAGACGCGGAGGCCAAGCGTTCTGTATCTTTCATATAAGCACGAGCGGCATCGGAGGCCGATCCCCACCTTGACACAAATTCTCCGTCAAGCGAGAACTGAAGCACCGGTTTCTTTAAACTTTCACAGCATCCCTTCTCCCACTTCTTCTTCATCTCGATTCTTTGTGCTGCCGCTTGTCTTTGGCGAGAGATTGGATTGTTCGAGTTCTCTTTATGCGTGCACCATCGAAGATTCTCGACACGATTATTTCGTGGGTTCCCGTCAATGTGGTCTATACATCTCTTTCCCTCCGGGTTCGGAATAAACGCCTGGGCCACGAGTTGATGGGTGCGCACATATTTTATGGTCTTATTCCTCACAAGAATTAGATCATAATATCCATTCTTGTTTATTCGTTGAAAGACATTATGGGTCTTGTACCCGCCGCGCCAACGAAGCGAACGAACATTACCAATGTTGCTAACTTCATACAAACCCTCATAACCGACAACCGGCTTCCAGATTTCGTTCTCCATACTCGATCAATAATTTCCTTGCGTTCTCGTATCTACGAATGACCTGCATATTCCGAAGAATCTCCTTCTCATAACCAGCGCCTGCTCCGGGGTTATGGTGTTTGATCGCTTCGTGAATGTCCTTGTTTTGATTGTATCTCCCCTGGACGATAGCAAACATCTCGATACTCTTTCGGATGTCAAAAGCATCATCGTGGGTATAGTTGCGCCCAGACAATCGGTTCGCCTCACGCATATACGGAAGGGTGATTTGATACACGCCCCGATCGTTTGCGCTGCCAACCGCATTTGGGTTAAATCGAGATTCTTTGAACATGATGGCGAGTTGGAGTACATCCCACTCGGTCAGCTCTCCCTTGTGCAGATTGCGCAGGAGCTGGACGGCTGAATACTTCGGGGCTTCGGTTTTCGGTGTTTCCTCGCGGTGTTTGCTCGCATAGATGATCCCGACGATGCACCCGGCGATGATGGCCAGGGCGATGATCACGCCGACGGTGTTGTGTCTCTTGTCTTGCATATCTCTTTTGGTTTTTAGTTTCTGTAAAAAAGGGAGCCGCAGGGCTTTGGGGAAACTTGTTTAACGCTTTATTCTGTCCGAAATGAAATGTAGTAGTGCATGGGCCTCGCGGCCAACTCCTTACGGCTCCCTATGTTTGATCGGCTGGGTTGCAGAGCAGAGCCAGCACCTCCCCGCGTCACCATCCTTAACCACTAAACCCGATGGGCCGGGGCGTTGCATCTTACACCGCGATCTTTGTCAGTCTCGCGCAGAGCGCATCGTTGCGCTTGTTGCGCCGGTATTCATTCTTGATCTGCCGCCACCAGAGCTTTACCTTGTGAAACCGGGGCATACATCTGGGGTATTTAGCTTTCATATTACTTTCGGATTATCGGCAGCTCGACCTTTTTCGCATCGTCCTCCCATCGGAGGTCAGGGAAAAAAGATTCGTCCAATTCAAACCAGTTGGCGGTTAGAGGCACCCACGATATAAGCCCTCTTTGCGGCACTACGAGGAAAAACCACAATGTGCCATTTTTATTTCTCGCCACCCAGCCCTTGATGGTTGGGAGAGCGGAGATTTCTTCGGGGGCCTTTGCGTAAGCATCCCGTTTAATCGTCTGGACAAGAACCGCGCTGCCGAACGCATCGTCATCTGCGAAGTCACATCTGTTCAACTTCGGGAAAGCCTCACACGCTTTCTTGTGGATTTCCTGTGGTGTCATAGGCTACCTTGCTTTTTCGGAACACACATTGTTGTAGAAATCCAACGCGGCATCACGGATCGTGTCACCGAATCCGGCCACGCCTTCTTGAATGTTATCTCCCAAGAGGAAACACCATTGGTTGCCATCTTTGGAGAGTTTCGGGCCGAGTGCTTGAATACACGGCCAGATTTCGAGGCTTGACTGCCACGGGGAGTAAGCTCCGTCAAGGACGGATGATAATTCGGAAGGTGTCATAGGCTAAAATTCTTCTTCAAGGTCATTTTGGAGTTCGATTATATCGTCATAGGTTCGTCCCATCTTTTGAAGGATGCCATAAGCCTCGGCCATATCGAGAACTTCTTTGAGGGCGTTCTTTTGGGCCTCGCTGGGCTTCCAATTAGGTAAAGGACGGAGGGATTTGAGCCAGTCGATAGCTTCATCTATTGCACTTTTAAGAGCATATTGCTCCCTCGCTGTTTCAAGAAAGTAAATAGCATCTGTTCTTCTATGCTCGTCCTCCTCGCTCCACCCTGCCGGCTTCTGAACTTGCCGCTTGCTCTCAATCCAGTTTATAAGTGCTTGCACTTCTTCGCCGGGCGTATCATCAGAGGTTGCCTCCGCGTAGTTTAAAATAGCAATCAATCTGCTCCACGCTTTTTTGTCCGGCTCACCATCGTGATAGTTGAAATCCTGCATAGTTGCCCATTCTACGAGCTTCTGCTCTTTCTGCTTTTCGAGGTAGGCTTCCATCTGGCATCTTTCGTGATTAACAGCGTGTTTCTTCACAAGTGCAAGGATGTTTTTCCTTGTCCTCTCATCCTCGCTCTCCTGCAGCTCCGGGAAATCCCTCTTGATGGCATCGCAAGCCTCTTGGCTCAACGCTCCGCAAGCAAGCAACTCACGAGCTTTCTCTATTGCTTCTTTTCTGTCCATATCGCTTTATTCTTCGTATTTCTTGAGTTCGTTCTTGAATTTCTGAATGTCGGCCTTCGTCTGCTCGATTTTCTGGGGGATAAATCTGTTAACCGCCTCCTTTACCTTCCGGTAATGTTCGTTGTTGTTGAACGCATCGAGGTCGTCCTTGCTGAAGAAGGCGCGGCTCTCACGAGAATCCATGCGGTAGCCATCCTCGTTGTAGATGTCTTCAATCAGTAAAAGCGACCGGCCGTCGCTTCCGTTCAGAACCTTGTAACCCTCGGATGTCAAGAGGTATGCGAGGCCATCCTTGCCAAAGACCTTGAGTTCGATGGTGGTCTTTGAGCAGACGGTGCCAACAGGAAAAACAACAGAATCACCAAAGTTCAAAGCGGAAATATCGTGCGGGCGCTCCTTAATCTCAGACATGCTGGCCAACTCGCTTTCCATCTTAGAAAGTTCGGATTCGTGCTGCTTCAGATATACCTCATGCTTCCTTATGCGCTTGCTGATCATGTCTCGAAAGGCAGCATTCTTGGTTTCGTGGAATTGAGAATCGAGGTCTCCAGTGGTGTGAAAGCACTCATACTCCTTCGCAGACTCATTGATGAGTGCTCCGAGCTCCCAATGGTCTCCAACCCTCTTAACGGAAACTCTGCAATGGTCTCCTTCGTGTTTGCAGGTCGTGTCCTCATAGATATTGCCTTCTATGCGCTTATAGGCTGCAATACCACGCATTCCGCGATACTTATAGAGGGTTTCCGGCATAATGTCGATTTCTTCTTTCTCTTTCATAACCGAATCATCTTAATTCTTTATCAACACGTCATTCGCCCATCTGGAGAGGACGCCCTTCGACAGGCGGCATCCCTCGCGCGTTCCGTAGGCGTCAGGATCCTTTTCGAACAGCTCGTCGGTCATCCGGAGGATCTCGCTCCGCGGAACACCCTTGAGGACGAGCCGAGTGGCCATCATATACAACGGCGATCGGCGCTTCCACTCTGCGGCATTCTCCATCTTCTTGGCGCACATCGCCAGGCCGGCGTTGGGGTTCTTGTCGCCCTTCTTCCGGCCGAGATGGTCGCAGAAGTTCCCGGACTTGGACACGAAGCCGCCGTCTTTCTTGATCCGCTCCTTGCGGGCGTCGATGGCCGACTGGGTACGCTGCTGGATCATCTCCTTTTCGAGCTGAGCGGCGAAAGAGAACGCGTAGAGAAGCATCTGGTCGACGGCTTTCAGCTCCGAACAGTCCAGGTCGATACCCATCTTGATCACGATGAGGCGAACACCGCGCTTCTTCAGTTCCTCGTTAACCAGTGTGTTGAGGTCAGACATCGAGCGGCCGAGGCGGGAGATCTCGGTCACTATCAGGACATCGCCACGGGACATGCGCTTCACGAGGCCGGCAAGTTTTCTGTCCTTGTAGGACACGCCGCCGGACACGCCCTCGTCTTTCTCGACAACATCGATGGTGAGTCCCTTCGATGAGGCGTACTGCTCGATGGCGTATACCTGCTGTACCTCGTCCTGGTGGTCTGTACTGAATCGGATATAAGCGTAGTTCATGTTACCTTTTCTCGTTGAACAGTTCCGGGATGAAGCTGAGGCCGCAGATGATATATGCTATGATGAACGCGATCATGACCGAAGCGTTTTGATATAAGCGTCGAGAAGATGCACTTTCGCGCGGTTGACCGCCTCCGTGTCGAGGGCGGTGAACTCGAACGACTTGATGAGAGAGTGTCCGGAGTAGATGGCCACATCGAAGGTGATGTGCGTGCCCTCCCCCCAGAAGTTGTCGTGGATGCTCGTGTCCAGGTGCATCGAATGCCGGCGCCTCAGACATTCCGTCTGAAGCGGCTGGACCGCGGCGAGGATCTCGAGCATAATTTCGTCTTTTACTTGCTCCATAACTTTGATGTTTTGATGTTTACCTGCAAGAAATGTGCCAATATTAGTCTGCTCCGTATCTGTTGCACCACTCGAGTTTCTGCCGGCAGAACTCGTCGTAGTCTGCCTGCCACTTCGCGTCGTCAATCTTGATCCGGTCGAACCAGTCCGCATCCGGCGTAATGATGAGGTTTACGTCACCATAGGCCGCAAGGAGATCCTCCTTCGCTTTGTCGAACTGGCTCTTGTTCTCGAACAGGCGCAGCCCGTCCGAGCAGTCCGTGTGGATGTGCGCCCTGGACAGCCCGATGGACTGCAGGTGCGCGTAGGTTAGTTCAGAGAGTTTCATCTTACTTGGCTGTTGTTGTGAATTTGACTTCGATAATGATTTCGCCATTCGGGAGCGCCTTGAAGGACGTCGTGTCAAACAGCGCGTCTCCATAGTCGTCGTATGCGGCGCTAATGGACAGGTCGATGCAGCGCCGGCCGATCATCTTCTCGGCCTCGGAACGCAGGTTCTTGATCACGAAATCAGCATCCGCGTCGTCTTCGAATGTGCGGCGGAACTCCTTGTAGTTCGTAATCCAGATTCGCTTCAGTTTCATTTCTTTCCTTTAAGTATTCTTTGACTTTCTTGAGATCCGGCCACCCGCTCTTCGTGACAATGTCGCCGACAAGAGAGTCGTGGCCGATGTGCTGGCCGAGATACTCGCACATTTCGGACAGGGCGCCATCGAGGGTGGGCGCCACAAAGCCCCGGCCGGAGAACCGGCCGACGAGCCACTCGGTGGTTACGTGCTGCCCGGCGTCATCCATATAGGTGCAGTCCGGGTCGACCCCGCGAATAAGGGTGACGAGTTCTTCATTGTCAATCACGATCGGCTTGTAGGCCGACTTGATGTATTCGAGCGTCTTCTCTACGCGTTTCTTCTCGTCCAGGCAGTCCATCTGGGCCACCTTGTTCCCACCATCGCGATACGCCTCCGAATCGCGGTAAAGGCGGCTAATGCGGTTACGCAGCGAGTCAATAATGATCCCGTGCTGCTCCGGTGTGATTTCGATTGTCATTTCTTTTCTACGCTAAAGGTTACACTGTCGTCGCGGAGAACCCGCGTCTTGTCTTTCTTGTGGGTGAAGGCATCAATGCCGTATTTGAATCCCCACCTGCAGACGGCGGCCCAGGATCCGATTCTATAGCCGATCTGCTCGCAGGCGTACCAGAAGATCTCGTCGTTGGCCTCGTCAAGGGAGAGGTTGTCGTCCCAGACCCAGGCCACCGGCGTCTGGCCGTCGTACTTGAGCACCTCCTGTCCGTTGTAGTGCATCCGCGCATTGTACGGATCGCACCTTGCTACTATTCTGTACATACTACATATATTCGTCAGTTACCACTCGCAGGCCGGCCTGCAGGCCGCCGTAGATTCTGAGGTATCGCTCCGCCTCGGAGCCGTCGCACGCAAGCGCGCCCTCGAGGAAGAACGCCATCGCTTCCTGGCGCCGCCAGACTTTCGTAGTGCCGCCACAGGTCACTTCGACCTTGTCGTTGATTCTCGCGCGTGCCATATCCCTAAGCCTTTGCAAGTCCGATAAACTCCGTGCAGATGAACGACCGCCACATACCTTTGACGCAGTCGAAGAACCGGACCTCCGTCTTCGGCTCGGGCACACTTTCGCCCTTAGGTTCCCAAAGTGTGCCGTCCGGCCGCTTCATCAGGCTCCGGTTGAGCGTGCCCACCGCGTCGCGGATGCTGCCGTCCTTCTTCCTGAACTGGAACTTGACGGCCTGCTCCATCATCTTCTCCTGAAGCAGCATGATCTCGTCGGCCTTGAATCCCTCAATGCCGAGGTTAACTAAGTCTTCTCGTGTCTTCATAACTTTGCTTTGATTGTTAGTGTTTAACTGATAGGGTGTTCGTACCACTGGTCGATGGCCAGCAGGAACTTCTTACCCTCTACCTCGTCGACCCAGATCTCGTGCGCTCCGATCTTCGCGCAGAGCCATGAGTTGTCGGTCTTCGGGCAGTGGTCCACCGGACTCCAGCGGGAGCCGTATGCGTTGAGCATTGCGTGTTTCCTGATGAACTCCTCGACAGCCTTTTTCGCATTGGTGAATTCGTTGACCTCGTTAAAGGTTGCCCATTTAGCGGATACGTGCCCGTCGCTGGAGAAGACCGTGATCTCCGCCGTAAAGGCGGACATATCCCCGTCGTCGTTTCGCGGCGTGTACTGCGTAATGATGTGGACTGTCAGCTTTTCGAACAGGAGCTGGTTCTGGATCTTGAGCATCCACTCGTAAGCGGACAGGAAACTTCTTTGCGCTTCTTCGTTCTCGAAGCGTCTCATATCTTCGCTTGTTGCCATACTTCTACTTTCTTAAGATTTTATCGATGTACCGTTTCCACTGGCCGGCGGAGTCAAACTCCATCCATCGGCCGGAGACTTCTGACTTGTAGCCGCGCCCCCATTCATAGAGGGCATAGCCTTCGTAGGTGATGAGCGCGTTACACATAGTCTTCGATGTAAGTTACTGCGTCACCGATGCTGCTGGCCGCATCCTCGAACGCGCTGATTTTTTCCTCCAGCGCAGGTGCGGCGTCGCTTTCCAGCCACTTCTCGGAGCGGCTGTCGTAATACTCCTGGGCCTTTTCGGCCATCTCTGTCAGTTCTGCCTGCAGACCCTCCAGTTTGTCTTTAATCTTTTCGATCTTCTTTGACATAGTGAATGTGTTTTATGGTTGTTTCCTTGCAAGAACTACGCCACGATTAGCGGATGCGTTCTTGAACTACTGAGAGTTTAAACTCGGCGTCCGGGATGAATTTCAAGACACTCTCCTTTGCAAGCCGGAGCGCAGAGTCTTTGCTTGTCCGAGTCCCGACCTCCTCAAAGAACGGCCAGCCGGCGAAGACAACATACTTGCCTTCCTTCCGGTTGACAACGGCTACCATTTTGCCGCTCTCTTTCAAGGTAAACTTTGTGCGCTTGCCCTGTCGGCAAAGCACATCGGTTAAGATAATTCTTGTTGTTTCCATGTTTTATTTTTCTTTTCGTTTCCACATATAGCCACCAGATGTTTTTGATGCTCCTCTGCACGCCTGGGATATGCAATCTGCGCTTATCCCGGTTTTCTTACTAGCCTCATCAATTGAATCATATTCTGCTACAAGAATTCCAGATAAGGAGTATTGGGCGCATGCCGTATATTTTTTCTTTAGAATTCCTTCGTCCCACATTTTACGAATGTGTATTTTCGCTGCAGCGCTAAGTCTCGCCCTACGATTCTTCTCATTGCAGTTCTCTTTTGCTGTACCCCATGCAAGATTCGCCGAATTATTATTCATTGCGTTTCCATCGAGATGCATGCATTGATAACCTGCCGGTCTGGGGCCATGAAACGCTTCGCAAACTAGATTGGATACCCTTACGCAACGAATTTTGGAATTTTTACAAAGCATTATGACTGGCGTTCTGTATGAGTAACCACGCTTCTGGTTAATCTGCGTTTTCATAATCCTTCCCTTCCAGTTCTTCCTGATTCCATTAGCGTAAATTGTGATCCTATCAAGACTCTTCACTCTTCCCAGGCTGCTCACTTCGTACAGCCCATCATAGCCGAGAACCGGCTTCCAGATTTCCTCTGTCATACTACTTAAAAATAGCCCAGATGTTCAGTGTACGGTGCGAGCATACGCCTACTAATCTGGGCCTTTAAGTGTCTATGTCTCGTTACCTCGCACGTAACTATTGCAAAGGTAAGAAACATTTTTCAGAAATCCTAATCAGTGTGCCTCGAAAAAGATTTAGAAAATTACCACCATGCTCGGGAACGGTGCCCCTTGCTTGGACTCATTGAAATGGAGACGGCCACGGATGAACCGGATCTCCTTCGCTTTGTGGTAGATGTACTCGTGGAAGTACGATGTGTCGGTTCTGGCCGGGATGAGCATCACGACCAGGGTGTCCGGATTCCTTGACTCCTCGTAGCACTTCTTGACCCACTTGTGCAGCTCACGCCCGTATGGAGGGTTGCAGAACACTCTTGCCCCCCCCCATGACCTCGCAAGTCCGTCATCTTCAATGGTATAGAACCGCTTACATTTAGCGTTACTCTCGGTAGCGCACGGGTCAAGATTGAAATGGAACTCAGCGTCCAACGCCCTGAAGAACTCCTTCGGGGTGGCCCACTCATTGCTGTTCGATGAGAATAATCCTTGATTGATCATATCAGTGTGCTTCAAATAAGATTCTCTGTCCGGGCTTCAGACTCCAGCAGCCCTCGTCCTTCACGGCACAGGCCGAGCAGTCGCCACCGCACCAGATGCCGCTCGGAACCATCTCGCCCTTCCACACCGGCCTCGAGGTCGGCAGGTTGTGCGGGTTGGGCACGGACAGGCCGCGCCACTCGCTGAAGATAATGTGCAGGTTCTCCGGCAGGTTTCCGTTGGCGTCAATCCAGCGGTTGACAATGTCGAACTGCTTCGTGAACGCCAGCACCTGGCAGTGCGTGTTATTCATGGCCACGACAACCATGCCGGTGAAGAAGTTGTCGTCGAGGATGTCGCCCGAAACGAAAAACCTGAACCATTTGTTCTTCTTCATCTCCCCATCTACCTCTCGGAAGAACTTCACGGGATCTCCGTGGGCGATTGCGCTGTTGTTGGCGAATGCCGCCCTGCTTGCGTCGTAGCAGGCGATGTTCCGCGCTGCATAACAGCCCTTCGCGCAGCAGGCGCAATTTGCCCCGCAATCAGCGATTGGGATGATCGACACGGACGGGACAAGGTTGCCCGTCTTGCGGTTGCCGTAGGAGAACTTGACATGCGCGTTCTCTACATCAACCTGACCGCGCAGGTCTACCATCTTCTTGACTCTGGTCGCGATGGCCTCTTCCTTGAATTCGACGTAGTTGTGTACGCCGGTAAGTGCTTTGTGTGTTGCCATAACTATACCCGTTTGATGTTTTCGATTATAATGGACACGGAGCTGTCTCCGTCACCCAGAAATTCGCGGTTATCGTAGAAGTAGCCGTCAAGCATATTCTGGATCTCCGACTTCACCTGTTCCTTTGACTTGAACGCCGACCCTTCAAATCTTATGGTGCTGGTAACGATATACTTTGCCATAGTTACTTTATGTTTTTGAGATAGTTTTCCAGCTCCTCCTCCGTCTCGCAGGTGCACCGGTACTGGCTGCTGATGCCGCTCCAATGCAGGTGCAGCTGATAGATTGTGTCGAACACATAGTGGTAGCCGTTTCCGTACAGGACATACAGCACCACGCCGTCAACGAGGCAGGGCTGCACGGTTTCGCTTGCGCAGCCGCAATACTCGGTTGTGAGCCACTGTAACTTTGCCATAACTTAGTCTCTTTTGATCGTATGGTTGAGCTCTAATACTCTGAAATCCCCATTCTCGTATCGGAAAAGCCTGTTGAATCTCGATTTTTTCGACGGGGACAATTCGTGGTCTGCCCAGGCGAACCACGCAAAATTGTACTTGTCTTGCGGAATCGCCTTGAACTCTTCCAGCGACAGGCGGAACCAATACTTCTCCAAGCCCTGCGCGATCAGAACCCTGTAGTTGAGAATCTTTGCCATAACCCTTGCTTTAGTCCGGGAAGATCCGGAGGTAATACTTCTGCGGGTCGAACGCACCTTCGTCGAGGCTGATGAGGTCCTCCAGTTCACCCTGCTCGTACCACGCGAGGAACTCGTCGTGTTCGCCCCTATTAAGGAGCGTTTTCCTTTGCCGAAACAGCTCGTCTATAATGGCGCCTTGGCTCATATCCAGGATAGCCTCGAGGTCCACGCCATCCGGGAGCAGGTCCCGTCTCAAGATGTATGCTTTCATATTCTGAATGATTTAAGGTTAAACCCGCCCGGCGCCGGTCGTGGCGCCCGTGGATATGATTATTCGCAGCTGATTTTGCGGAGGAACTCGTCCTTCCAGTAGTCATTGAGGCCGTCGTAGAACTCGGCCATCATATCGGTCCTGCTTTCTTGCGAGATCTTGCAGAACAATGCGCGGAGTTGGGCCTCCTTCTCCTCCTGCGTCTCTTCTATCCGGTCGCACTCAAAGAAGAAGACATTTTCATACCGCTCCGGGCAGAAGAGCGGATAGTCATCATCCATATCTTTGAACTCCCAGCAGCATTGCTCGCCCTGGAAAGTGTACGGCGCGAGTTGGTAGATATAATCCACCGAGGTTTCGATCTCTCCGCCGCTATCTTTCTTGATAGTGATGATGTCGTCATCTCCTACGATGTATTCTGGGCGCCCATCTTCTCTGTTTACAAGGACGATTGTTCCCCATCCGTTCATGTGGTCGTCTTCGAACCACACACGCTCGTCAATTCTAATGATTCGTTTCATAATGATTCGATTTAGTTGGTTAACGGAGGCCAGGCGCCTACTCGCTGCGGACGATCTGGTCCAGTTCGTCGATGATTCCTTCTGCATCGAGTAGAACCCCAATTCCTTCGAGGTCTTCGATGAGCGCGGTGAGTTTCCCGTAAGCGGCTGCGCCAGCCTTCGTGAAATACTCGTAGTCGCCATCGTCGTTGAGCTTCCTCGGATTCTTGAGGAACGGATTCTTCCCTTTGCAGCCGAAATACTCCTGCAGGATTTCTTCAAGTGATTTCATAAACGTGAGATTTTTAAAGGTTAAACTTACCAGAAGCCGGTAGTCTCCGGCCGGCACCCGCTGTCAGAGCTTGTCGAGGTCTATGTCCTTGACCTCTACGTACTGGAGTCTGCCGGTGTATCCGCGTCGCTTGAGCTCCTCCATCAGCTGACGGGGAGTGAAGTCCTCGAGCGGGTTGGCCTTCGGCTTGTAGTTGACGAAGGCGTTGCCGGCCGTGATGATGAGCTTGAGATAAGGCAAGGATACGTGGAACTTCTCGACGGCCTCTCGCTTTGAAAGGCCGTTCTTGACCGCGAAGTAGATCTCCGCGAAGTCGTATTTCTTTTTGCCCATACTTTGTCTGATTATCTTGAAATCGGATTCTTCGCGTATTCGAAGAGACCTTTCTCTACCTCGTCGAACTTTTCGAGCAAGCGCTCAAGATCTCTGATGTAAAGTCTCTTGTAGTCGCAACTCGATCGCACCGAGAAGTCGTACCGCTTCACATTCCCGTCACGGTCGACCATAAGATCCTGACTACCGCAGGCGCCTCCGTTGGCGATCCCGAAGTATCCGGTCATCGAGAAATTTCTCGCCGGAGCGTCGAAATACGGATGGTCACAGAAGAAACCTACGCGGTGTGTGATGTGCTCTGTGCAGAACAGCGGGCTCTCGCGCGCCTTAGGCCCGAGATAGAACCGATTCCTCGTGAGCGCATCGGCCACATCGAACATCTTCCTAAGCCGCGGGGCCAGGTCTTTGACTTTCTTTTCGAGCCCGCGCATATGCTCGAGCTGCCGGTATTCGGCCTCCAGTGCAGCATCGTCAAGCGATTTTCTCTTCGCCGCGATTCCGGCAACGACATCCTCATTCTTCTCCTCCGGCTCCTGGACCTCAACGAACTCGAGCCGTCCGTTTCCGTGCTCGAACTCGTGCTCGTCACCGAAATTGTCCTCGTATGCGGTCGCAAAGTCCCGCAGGCTGTCCGCAACGAATCCCTCGTCACAGATCATAGTTACCTTTACTTTTCTCATATCTATTTCTCTATTTCTTCTACATCAGGAGCATCGTCCTCGGTCACATTATGTACAATCTGCGCGTCGTACTTCTTGTCTCCAACCTCGATTGATGCCTCGGCGATGGCCTCTTCCTCGTCTTTTGCGGTTACCACAACGGTTGCACTTGTGTGGTAGTAAAATGTTACTTGGTACTTCTTTTTCATATCTATTTCTCGTGAATGATTTCCACCTCGCTTGCGATGATGTCCACGGACTCGCGGTATACACCCTCGCGGTCCGTGTACTTCTGATACCGGATGCGGCCGATCACATGGAGCTTCGTGCCCTTTTCGATCATATCCACAGCCTTGATGTTCCGGCCCTCCCACGCGATGACGTTGTGCCACGTTGTCTCGATGACAGGACGCCCGTCTGTGCCCCTGTAGCCGTAGTTGGTGGCCAGGCTGATCCGGGCCATCTTGTCGTCGCCGTACTGCTGCACGCGCACGATGCCTACGATGCCGCGCAGTTCCACTCTGTTAAGCTGTTCCATACCTATTCGAATTTGATCGTTACCTTCAGGCCGAGAGCGCCGGCCCAGATGTTCAGGCGCTTCAGAGACGGGCTCCGCTTGCCGCACTCCAGTTCGGAGAGACGCGACCGCTCCATCCCCATCTGCTGCGCCAGCTGCGTGATCGTCAGCCCCCGCTCGAGGCGACGCTCCTTGAGTTTGCTTACTATCTGTTCCATTTTATCCGCGGTTGATTCTGTCGTCCGTAAAACTGAAGAAGCAGTCGTCGGCCATCACGAGGTGGTCGAGCAGGCTGATTCCCAAAGCGTGCAACACATTCCGAAGCGCATCCGTCTGGCGGATGTCCGCCGGGCCGGGCGTCGGATTGCCGCTGGGGTGGTTGTGGACGAGGATGACCCCGTCCGCAAAGGCGCCGAGCGCTGCGACTCCGATTGCCGTGGCGTCAATCGCGCACGATTCTCTCCCGCCGACGCTGACAAGGAAATGGCCGAGGATCGTATTGCTTTTATCCGTAAAGAGCGCCCAGCAGCACTCGCGCCACATCTGCTCCTTTTTCAGCAGGTGCTTCCTGACATACTCCGCGACCCGTCTTGAATTGGTCGCAACATACCGCTCGTCGTCACCCTTGATGGCGCGACGGACAATCTTGAATTCGTACATATGCTTTCCTATTGGTTAACTCCAAGTGAAACAACATTCGCCTCGGTCACCCCGACGAACCTGCCGACGACCCTCTTCGCTGCGTGCTCCGCCCCCTTCCTCGTGGCATACTTGTGCGCGCTGTCGGCCCACCGCGTGAACCACAGGTGGCGGCCGGTAAGCCGGAACAGATACTTGTCCACGCCGTTCTCCTTCAGCGCGACGATGAAGCACTCCGTATGCTCCCGCTTCACGCGGTTCATCCGGTTGCGGTCCTTCACCTCGCGCCAGGCACGCTGCGCGGACCCGTCTGTCAGACAGACCCACGGGGTGATGCCTCGCGCGCGCAGCCGATCCCACTTCTCGGCCAGCTCTTCCTCGTTCTGGACATACTCGTGATGCCCGCCGTTCGTATTGTCGTACCAGAACAGCGATAGACCACCATCGAGCTCGTCCATCGTGATGGCGTTGCGGAACCCGCTCTTGAAGAAGTTAAGGAACAGCGCCGCCGTCTGCTCACTGGCGCCACTGATCTTTACACAACTGAAGTAGTAGAAATCCTTCAGGACCTGCTCCTTCGTGTGCGGCTCTCCGCCGAACGCAGGCTCGCGGCCGTCATACTCCTTGACCTTCTGGTCCACGAACGCCTGCGCGCTGGATATGATCTCCTCCTCGGTCAGCGAGAACCTCGCCTTCTGCTCCTCGGTCTCGTAATTCCACCGATGCGAGCACCACTCTCGGGAGCGCCTGCGGTTGTCGCAATCCCAGACGTTGTTGTCCCCGCTCTCAATCGTGGGGATATATGTGCCGTCCTTCATCTTGATGAACATGGCACGGTAAAAGATCGAATAACTCATATTCTGTGTTTTCTATTCTGTTCAACTCTTCGGCTATCGCCCATCTCAGTACCATTCCCATACCTAATTCAGTTTTGTCCCGTACGGCAGGGCCATACGGATAGTCCTCATATCGGTCGGACCGATGGTGCGGCCGCTGTCCATCGACTCGTCGAGCCAGACGGTCACGCTGCCCCAGCCGCTATTCTCGGCGGCCCTGTGGTTCCCGTAGAACCCGTCAAGGATCATCTGCACATCGCAAATGGTCGCCGGCGTCTCCGAGCAGACAAGGAGCTGCCCCTCGTCCGAGCAGTCTTCGAAATCGCAGTTGTGCGCCTTGGCGCACTTCTGCAGTACCTTCTTCAGGTTCGCTATGTTTGCTATCATCGTTAAAGAAAATTATAAACCGAGTATCCGTTACCATACCCGACGAAATCGTAAAGGGCCTCGATGTACGCCTTCTTCTCCGCCTCGGTCTCGAACTTCTTCTCGACCAACTCGTAGTTGAGGTAATCCTTCTCGTCCACGCGGCGCACCTTGCGCAGGCCGCCCTCGTTGAAGATTTCCGCGGCGTCATCGTCCATAAAGATGACGCGCAACTTGAATTTCTTTGCCATATCTCTATTCGTTTTCGTATATCGCCTTGATCTGCTCCGCTATCAGGCGGCAGTCCTCTTCCGAGAGATCACCCTCCGAACACTCGCAGAAATGCGCGTCCTCGTAGAAGTCCTCATTCACTCCCCAATGCCACAGGCCGACCTCGACTCGCCCACCTTCGCGGACAGCAGCATATGACACGGATATGTTCTCTCCGTGCTCGTTCCTATACTCCAGCCCGGCATTATTGAAGAAGTCCGCAACCCTCTCGGCGGACTCCAGGCCGAAGTCCTGCTCGTGAACCTTGTTCCAAGGCTCGCCGAGACGCAGTATCAGTTCGCTCAGCATATCCTAAAGGTTTTGGATGATCAGGTCGCGTACCCTCTCGCCATACTGGCCCATCTTTAGGGCGCTCAACAAGAAGGTCTTCTGCGCGTCAATCTTCATCAGGCTGAAAAGCGCGATCGCTTGGTCGTTGTGTCCATTGATGTACGATTCGATGATGTAGTCGAAATACTGCATCGGGTGCTCGAACTCGTATCTCTTCAGCAGGGTCTCCATTCTGGTTCCCCGCCGGCCGTGGTTGATGATCGCTCTCATTTTATCTCCTCCAGCAGTTGTTTCAGTTCGTCTTCCGTGTCGAAGTGACCGCCGAACCGCGTCCGTTCGCCGTCTTTGGTCAGGACGGTAAGCCACGCACCGCAGTCGCCCATCACCATCTCAAAGATAGCAAGCGGCGTCTTGTACAGGTCGCGCTCGACGATCTTCGCAATCTCGCCGCCAGACGCAGAATCGGCCGCCTCACACAGATACCCATTTCGCTCGAAATATGCGTACGGGTGACAGAACACCGGATTCGGCATTCCGTTAAATGTGCGGTCAAACACCGCCTTGATTTCTTTAGGGTCCATATTGCTTTGTAGTTAATCGATCTTATAAAGCCACACTTCCTGATCGTCCGTAGCAACCAGCTCCGGTTCGATCCTCTCGAGGACAACGTCCGGCGCATAGTTCGCGTTGAACGGATAAAAAAAGTTCGAGTCGCACTGCCACAGCACAAGGTAGTCGCACTCTTCGACTTCTCCGCTCTTAATGCGGAAGTCCCCGAAGCAGTTACTCAACCACCGCTCGACTGACATATAATCCGCGCCGGGCCATCTGTGCACCTGCGCGTGCTCGGCGATTGACGCATCCGCCACCATCGCCCGAATCAATTCGATCGCTTTCATTTGCACATCGCTTTAAGTTCAGCCTTGATCCGCCTGGCCGTATCGCCCCTCCAGGACGCGGCGTTGCTCAGAAAATACAGCACCACAGACTTGGCGCTGTCAAAGTAGTAGTTGTCCTCGATGCTGTCCAACTGGCCCATCGCATCAAGGTACGGCTTCGCATAAGGGGAAACATTCTTCCAATCCTTGCGAATCTCGTCCGCAATCTCGCGAATCGCTCTCATATTCTATTTGCTTTTTTTTGTTGTCCTTGCCCCTCAACCCAATTATTTGCAAGCGGGGCCGGTATCACCCAACCCCGCCCGATTCGCTATTCGGCCTTCGCAATCGGTGCGGCGCCGAACAGGCCGCCCGTCGCGTCGCGCACGAGCTCGTCCAGGTCCACGATCCACAGGCCATCGTCATCGTAGCCGATTCCCACGACCAGCGGCTTCCCGACAGCGCACTTCTCCGCGAACTTCTTCTTGTACTCGTCGCCATACGTCTTCATATACACGAGCTGCTGGAGCGTCTTCACCTCGTCGTCGGTCTTCGGGATCACGACGAACGCCTGGTTTTCCTCGCTGCCCGCGCCCTTGAACAAGGAGCATTCGTCCGTCTGCTTCACGGCCATCTGCACGAGCCGGAACTTCAGCATCCCGTACGCGCTCTGCTCGAACGCGAGGCACTCGCCCTTGTCGCCGAACTTCGTCCCGTCGAACGCGACATACTCCTCGCGGATACTCTTCACTTCGATTTTCTCAATCTTCATAATTCGCTTTGTTCACTATTAAACCCGTGTTCCCGGCTTAAAGATTAAACTGAATTGGCAAGCGGACGGCCTATCACAGCCGCCCGCCCATTCTCTATTTTGCCTTCTCGGCCGGGACCACCGTGAACTGACCATTCGTCCCTTTCGCGATGATGTCCTTCATGCTGTCGATCCAGCAATTCTCGTATTCGCTGTCGAAGATGACTGTCATCGGTTCGCCGATACACCCATCCGGCACCATATTCTTCGCGGGCTCCGGCGCGGTGCCGTACGCCATAACCAACGACCGCAGGAGCTCGACGTCTCCCTTCACCTTCGGAACGAGCACGATCGCCTCGTTGTTCTCAAACCCCTCCCCGTTGTACAACTCGCAGCCGTTCGTCACCTTGATGGCCATCTGTCTCGCGCGGACACGAAGGACCACCCGCTGCGCATCCTCGTATTCGATGCACTCGTCCTCCTCGTCAAACCGCGTTCCGTCATATGCGACGAAAACATGCGTCTTGGTCTCGCGCTCAGCCGTGTACTTCTCTACGGTTTCCTCTATCTTCATAATTCTTTTGTTCGGTATTAAACCCCCGTCCCCGGCCTAAAGTAAAAACATTGCATACAACGCGGCGACACACGCCACCGCTCCAAGGACGGCCATCACCAGGTCCGCCCACCACTTGCGCCCGCTCTTCTCCATATCCCGTCCGTTTAACTCAGCGCCCTAACGCGCCATTCAACTCCAGTCTGGTCCGTCATTCGCCGGCGCACAACCATAGCGCACTCCATCGTCTTGCAAAATGTCGGCACGAATCCCTTCACATACTGCGTCGGGAATACCTTGTACTTGTAATTCTGTTCCATAATACTCTGTGTGTTTTAGTCCATATAGTCCGCCCAAACTCCTGCGCCATCCCACCGATGAGCATAGATGTGAGTGCTCCGGCTCAGCGGGACCACAATCGCCCCGCCGTCCACACGACAAGTGTGCATCGGCTCGCTGTCGTCAACCTTATACGGAACGGACGGGAACTCGTAACCCTGCATTCCTGCGCTGTCCTTCTTCAGTTCGCGCACCTTCACGCGCTTCTCGGTCACCTTGACCACAATGAAAAACGAGGGGATGATCATACTATAACCCCAGGTACCGACGAATACATCGCCAACTTTGATTTCTTCCATACTTTGCTATTTTGATTACTGATTTAATTCTTTCATCGCTCGTGCAAGCGCAAGCGCCTGCCGTGCGTCCAACCCGGCAAGCGTGTCAAGGACCTCCTGCGCGTCGCTCGTCAGGTCCATCCGCTCGCTCATTGACTTGCAGATTCCGGCCACCTTGGCCCAATCGTACATCGTGTCCAACTTAAGCATAATTCCTGTGGTTCTTCTTGTTCAACTTGTTCGTTCGCCTCGTTCGCCCCGTCCTCCGGTCAATGGCGGCCAGGAACTCGTCCTCGTCCCACTGCTCACGGGCCCGCTTGTCGCTCGCCCGGTCGAATTGTGTGTAGTCCTTGCTCATATTAGTGCAGATTGTAGTTCATTCCCCACATTGGATGGTTGTTTTGCAGCGGTTTCCCGTCCCATATTTTCGCGCTCGTCCAATCGCCCAGCCTAATCCGTCCGTTATCTACGCGCCTTCTTTGTTCGGGCGATTCATAGTAGCCGCCCTCGGTCAGGAAATCATTCGGTCGGGGCGTTCCCTCTCGTTTGTTCGAGTTGATTCGTCGCACCGTCACAGTTTTGTCGGTCGCTTTGATTACTTGCAAAAAGTAGTAGTAATTCGAATACACATTGCAAGCCAGCAGGATGTCATTTGCTTTCATTGCTTTGTCCGTTTGTGGTTATAAAATGGCGAGCGGTCGGAGACATTCAACCCCGACCGCCCGAAAAATCTCGCTCTCGTCGCTCGCTTACTTGTTCAGTTCCTGCTTGGCGATGATAGCAAGGCGGAAATAACGCCCGACCTTCGCAGGGGTCCACCGCTCGACCTCTTCCCAAGTTTTCTCGGTCGCGTCCTTGTCCTTCTTCCGCAGTTCGCGCACGAGGCCCTCGCTCACATAGTCCGTCCCAGTCAGGTTCTCGCGGATGAAGTCGGCCGTCAGACACCCGAAAGCAAGGCCGTAGTTGTCGTGCAGGTTCGCGATGACATCCTTGACCTCGTCCGTCAGCACCATAGCCTTGACCCTCGCGCAGACCTGCTCGAGCGCGTACCGCTGGTTCTTCAGCGCTTGATTCTTCGGATCCTCGTGCAGTTCGTCCACGATGCGCTTTAACTCGGCGAGCATCTCGGACTTGTACACCTTGCCCCAATAGGCGCGGAACTCGTTCACATTGGTTTCGAACTTTCTGCGGTTCTCGTTAATGTCCTTAGCGATAACACCGATTTTCATACTCTTGTTAGCCATAATTCGATTTATTCAGTATTAAACCCCTGTCTCCGGTCTAAAAGTTAATATAAAATGATTCGCGGACGCATAAGGGAGTCGAACCCCTACTCGCCCATAGCCGTTCGCGTTTCTCCTTTCTGCGAATAATCCCATATTCGCGCTTTACTACTTGAAACGCCATCTGCCCTATTCCATCGGCCTATTTTTTGCCTACAATACTATGTATATATCGCACCGCTACTCGTTTAGCATTGTACGAATTCAGTCTAAATTCGATTCGTACATAGTTAGCCCGCATATCGCGTCGGGACGCCTTTTTTAGTCCTATTTATTTATCCGGCGTTCATCGTTCAATTTTATAATCGGTTTCCCTATATTCGTCTATCCCGCCTATAGTCCGGCCTTTTTATTTAGACTGCCGTTTCAGTGTTTTTAGTTCCGCTCGGCTTGCAAAACTCACCTACATAGTAGGCCGTAGTCGGCTACAGGGTAAATCGTCGCTCATTCGTGGGTCATCCGTGGATGTAAGATTGGTAAGCATACAATGCCCCCCTATGAGGATTTCATTCCCTTTTACCTTCTCGCATTCAAACTTATAAAGAACTTTCAAATCGCTTACGCCTATATATATAACAATTGCCGTGCCAAAATACGGCACGCGTGCCAAAAATTAGCAAAAAAATTTAGGCCGTGCGTATCTTATTGATTTCCAGCGGGTTACGGGCGTCAATTTAGAGAAATTCTAAATAGGAGGGCGCGGAGCGCCACTGTACTAGTATACTAAGACACCCCCTGGGTTTCATAAGCAAAAATTATGGGTTTCATACCTTTGCCGACCGCCAAAGGTTTGTAACTGCTTGATTATCAATAAGTTAGGCCGGCGAAGGGGTACGGGGGTTTATTGTGGCGGCTTATCGAAGGCCCCGCCTGCGACTCTGAAATTTTTTTTTCTTATAATCCGGGTTGCCTGGATTTCGACCAGCCCGGAGATCCTGAACTCGAGGGGGTTGACACAAATTGTCAAAATGTGGCTAAGTTGAGCGCTTGTAAGTCACTGGAATAGAGCAAGTTGATGAAATGTGGTTAACTTTTTACCACGAAAATTATATTCTGCTCTGCTGTAAGTAGTTGATTATGAGGGCGGTGGTTAAGTGGAAGAATATAACTTAAATAAATAAGTGGAAGAATTTTATGCAATATATAGCGTTCTACGAGAGGTCTTTAAAAATGGCTTCTCAATTTCAAGCAAATCTGCATTCTACGGCATTCCATTCGATAAAGTATATGTACAACTTAACCACAGACTTAACCACAAATTGGCGCAAATCTGCATTCTACGGCATTCTGACAAAGATTTCCGTACAACCATGTTGTAAACCAAATCAGCCTCCTACGACCCTACGATTTAAAAAAATGTGAACAAATGGGTTGCAAAGTTGTTAAAAATGCCTATATTTGCCGTCGGTATGAGATACAAAGGAGAACAAGGGGTCCGGGCCGAGCAGCTCGGAACGGGCCAAATCAGGGTGTTCAAGACCGTACGCGAGGCGTCCGCCGGCCTCGGGGTGACCCAGCAGGCGGTGTCGAGGGCCCTCGCGAGGGGAGGGCTCTGTCGGGGCTGCTCCCTCTCGCGCGTGCAGCGCTTCTGGATGGTCAAGGACTCCGCCGGCGAATACCTCGTCTGCAGGCGCGACCGATACGGGCGGTTCGAATCCATCGGCCGGTCCGGAGGAGTCATCGACCAGAAGAATGTTGTCGCCGCCAAGGAGATCACCGTGAGCGTCTGGACCGAAGAGGAGGAGAATCTATGATGCGGTTCAGGGAATTCTATGTGGTCGCCACCGACGTGGAAACCGGATTCGAGGAGTGGTTCCGGACCCTCAAGCAGGCCGGCGCTGCGTGCGGCGCCAGCGACGACGGGATAGAGCGCGCGATCCGCTTCGGCCGGACCATCCTGTACTGGCGCTTCAGGAAAGCGCACGTGCGCTACCTGATCGTCAGCCGCACCGGACAGGAGGTCGTCTGCAGGTACGATCCGGAAAGGAAGGTGCTCGTCAGCGTCGACGGCGGCATCGAGTTTGGGAAAAGGCAGTACAGGAGCTGCGAGGAACTGATAGTTGAAAAAGATGGGAGTCTTCAGCGTAGACAGGCCGGAACGGCGTAAGAAGGTGCCGGGCTACGGCGGCCGCTACGAGGTGAGCGACCTCGGGCGGGTGTACTCGGGCGGGTTCGAGCTGACGCCCGTGCTCGGTCGGTACGTGTACCTGCACGACAGGGGGCAGGCGGACCGCGCGTCCGTGTGCTACCTGGTGGCGAGGGCCTTCGTGCCCAACCCGGAAGGGCGGCCCTTCGTGCGGCACCGGAACGGTATGGCCGGGGACAACCGGGCCGAGAACCTGGAGTGGGTGGAGGCGAAGGAGCGCTGCGGCCAGCCCGTCGGCCGGAAGGGCGTCTGCAGGAGTGTGGTGGCGTACGACCGGGAGACCGGCGAGTTCGTCGGAAAGTGGGACAGCGTGAAAAATGCGTCCGAGGCGCTGGATGTGGCACGGTGTTTGATACGTAACTGCGCAGAGGGAAGAGCGAGGAGGGCGAAAGGATACGTGTTCAGATATGTATAAAGAAAAAGGAACAGGAAGAAGCAAGGAAGAGGCCCGCAGGCGGGCTGAGGAGGCGCTGAAGGAGCGTCTCTGGAGAGAGTGCTGGAAGGAGGCGATCGAGGTGCCGCGGGATGCTGTCGAGCATGTGGTGGCGATCGAGGGTGGACTTTTCGAAGTAACTATAGAGATATGATTTCATTGGATGATTTTCAGCGGGGCGCTCTGGAGACGGCCGTCTATCCGGAGCAGCATCGGGTGATCTACCCGGCCCTTGGTCTCGCGGGCGAGGCCGGCGAAGTGGCGGACAAGGTAAAGAAGGTCCTGAGGGGCGACGGCCCGCTGGACGAGGAGCGGAAGAAGGCGATAGCGCAGGAGATCGGCGACGTGCTGTGGTACTGCGCGGTGCTGGCCAGCGACCTCGGGTTCGGCCTCGAGGAGATCGGGTCGATGAACTACGCGAAGCTGCACAGCCGGAAGGAGCGCGGGATGCTCGGAGGGGACGGAGATGATAGATAGTATATAGTGTTTAATTCTTAATAGTTAATGACAATGGAAACAAAGTATTCGATTTGCGACAAGGTCGCGTTTTTCAACACGACGGAGCGTAAGGTGCTGACCGCGGAGGTCAAGGGTATCCAGATTGTTCCGACTGGGATCAGCAAGAACGAGAAGGGTGAGAACGTGCTGGACGGCTACGTCGTCCTGTACCAGACCTTCGACGGCCCGATCCTCGCGGAGTCCGAGTGTTTCGACAGCGAGGAGGCGTGCAAGGCGTTCTACCGGGACTTCTTCAACAAGGAGTAGTAGCATCGGGTTTCCGGCGTTAAGGCGGGGGTGCCCGGCCGCGCACACCGTCAAGGGTAGGTCCGGAATATGGCAGGCGCCAGCCCGAGGATAGTTTGTGTGGCGTCGGCCGGATCAAAGCGGGCCGGAATAAAGGACATACCGCAATTCCGGGCAGCGGCAGACAGAGTGTGGTAGCTCAGTGGACAGAGCGCCGCCCCAAGCGCATGGGGATCAACGGAGACGCGGGTTCGAATCCCGTCCACGCACAGAGAGATCTTTGAAATTGGGGCTGGTTTGGTTTAGACTTGCATGAGGCAGGTACTGACTTACGCACTGGGCGGTGATCCCAGTTGAATAAAGCACCGAAAACACAAAAGGCAAGAATTTCATCAGCAGGATGGCGGGCAAGGCTCGTGCTCTGCGCGAAAAGGTCGCCGGGATCTTCGCTCCCCGCGAGATTGAAGAGTTCGCTCTGGCGATTGCCTAATTTCTCGGCTTAGGAAAACCGAGTGGTGGAGATGGGCAGTGAACTTCTGTCCTGACCGTCCTGGAGCCGGACAAAAATGGCTATCCTAAGCGTATGAACAAAGTCAGTATGGGCACATGTATAGGACGAGGGTTCGACTCCCTCCAGCTCCACAAAGGCAGTGAGGTATGCCCTATAGGGAACAACATTGGACTTGCCGTACAATAGTGCTTAGGAATCAAGTGCTATGCCCAATGCCCGAAGAACCTGGTAGCGCAGGTCGCTGCAAACATATCGTCCCGCCGTGAGGCGCGAGCGCAGGCGCGAGTACATAGTGTCTTAGTGTATTAGTTCCCCGGGCCGCCTGACCGGGATTCTGGGAGGGTAGCTCAGAGGTAGAGCGGGCGCCGAGGGGCGCGAAGGCCGGCGGTCCGAATCCGCCCCCTTCCACACAGGAAGCGCAGTGATGCGCGGTGTAAACGGAGGATTTGCCATATAGTGAACTGGATAGTTATTGCTGATGGCCGTGTTCTTCCGTGCGGCCACATAGCGGGGTGGTGAACCGGTAACACGCGAAGCCCCATGTACGCATCGAGAAGCAAGTTCGATTCTTGCCCCCGCAACTCTATGAAACGGACAGCAGCATACGGCGTCAGCAGGACGCGGGATGCCAGGGGCGTGTCTTCTGGAGATATATCCCGAAGAAACCGGGCAGGATTTGTAAGTTTGGAATAGTTTTTGTATGTTTGTAATCCGCGTCTATGGGTACGGCGCAGAAGAAAATTCGAGCCAGAGTCGTAGGGGAAGTACCCACCTTTCTTCGGAGAGGTCCCCTCGGCCCTGGCTTTTTGTTTAAAAACCGCAAGTTTTGAGCAAGAAGAATGATGTCATAGACTACCTCATTTCGGTCCTGGAGCCGGAGATTTCCGGCAAGGGGGCGACTGACGGCAAATTGGACAAGCTCAAGGAGGCAGAGCTCTGCGACGCCTTCGAGAGTTATGTCTGTGGCAGGCCGGACGATACGGGGTGCGACTTTTTCAAGGTCGCGGAGGGTGATGTCTTGTTCATGTTCAACGGGAAGTGGTACGAGAAGATTGACGATGTGCGCCTGCGCTTCATCGTGAAGGAGGTGCTTAGGAAATGCCACGTGGGTTCGATCTATATCCGTAACTCTGCGTCGAAGATCGCCGACGAGTGCAAGGAGACGCTCCTTTCATGCGAATGGTGTTTCTTCGAGCCGGACCGCAGGTATGTGGTGTTCCGGAACGGTGTTCTGGATATGGAGACGAGGCGCTTTTATGAACACGACATCAAGTACAAGACGGACATAGTCCTGAATTTCAACTACCTATCGAACGAGAGGAGCGGCCTGTGGGACCGTCTCATCTCGCAGACGGTTCCGGACGAGGGTATGCGCGGCGCGATGCAGCAGTTCTGCGGCGCCATGCTCGCGGACCGGAAGAAGTTCAAGATCGAGTACATGCTGATGCTGGTCGGTAGCGGCCGGAATGGCAAGTCGGTGGTTACCGACGCCATCGCGAACGTGTTCGGAGACGATCTGGTGAGTTCGTACAGCCCGGAGCAGCTCTTCGGGAACACGGGCCATAGCCTGTACAACCTCGCGGACATCAACGGAAAGTTGGCGAACATCTGCGACGATCTGAAGAACAAGGAATTCTCCGGAGGCGAGTTCAAGCAATTCATCTCCGGGCACAAGTTCCAGGCGCGGCACATCTACGGCCGCCCGTTCGTGGTCAGCAAGATCCCTCTGATGGTGTGCTGCATGAACGAGATTCCTCCGACCACGGACGATACTATGGGCCACTACCGCCGGCTCCTGCCGATCCTCTGCCCGAACCAGGTGGCGGAGAAGGACGTGGACTACGAGCTGTCGGACAAGTTGGCGACGGATGACAACAAGGCGGCCATCTTCAACTGGCTCCTCGACGGCTACAAGGCGTTCGTGGAGAACAAGGGCCGCATCGAAATCAGCGACAGCATCAAGAATATCCGCGAGGACATCAAGGCCGACGCGAACTCCGCCCGGCAGTGGATCCGAGAGATGGGATACACTCCCGTCGCCGTGCGCGATCCGAACGACCCTCGCTGGAAGCCTATCAACGAGTGGATGCGCGAGTACATCGATTGGTGCCGCGAGTGCTCCGAGAACGCGAAGACGGCCAAGGCAGTCGGCTCCGTGCTGAAGGACCTCGGGTTTGCCAGCGAGAAGCGCAGGAGCACCACTTGGTATTGCATCGGGAGGAAGGCCGAAGAGAATGTTGTGTCTACCGACCTCCCCGGCGAGGATGGTAAGGACGATCTTCCGTTCTGATTATGGCAGGATATAGAGTAGCAAGGGCTTTCGAGCGGATCCCGGAGATCACCGGGCTGGAACTTGTGCGCAACGGCGCCAAGTGGCAGGGCGGCTATTATCTGAACGGCGACAGGCATCAGTTCCGCCGCGACAAGCTGAAAGTGGTGGAGTGGAAGAACGGCATCTGGCTGTTCGAGGAGGGGGGCGACAGCATGAGCCTCGAGAACTGGCTGCAGCAGTATGGCGGCGCCAAGGACTATTGGGACGCAGTGGCGATCATAGAGGGGAGGTCTGAAGGGTTTCGGTATGACCGCGATGTGAGGAAGAAGGAGACGCGGCAGCAGTATGTCGATCCGAGCGCGCTCGCCGGGGCGAAGCAGTATGATCTGAGGAAGTGCAACCTCTTCAACTGGATGTGCACGATGTTCCCGGAGAAGAGAGTACGCGAGGTGTGGGATATGTACAACGTGACGACAGATTCGCACGGTAATTGCGTCTTCTGGTACGTTGACCAGGACGGAAAGATATTGTATGACAAGAGAATCCTATATAAGGCCGATGGCCACAGAGATCGAGGTTTCTTCCCCGGACGGCAATACAGAGTCGCTGACGGATACGTTGGAAAGTGCTATTTCGGTGCGCATCTTAAGGACGACGGGAAAAAAGCCTTTATTATGGAGAGCGAAAAGTCAGTGCTGCTCTCGTCGCTCTATTTCGGAAATAGAAGATTTATGGCTTGCGGTGGGAAGTCGAATCTCCGCGAAATAGAGCCGAACACACTGCTTGTCCCCGATATGGATGCCCGCATTGAATGGGATGAGAAGGGCGAGGTATGGCCGTGGTGGGAGAAGTGGGGGAAGCCCGTGAGCGAGATCCCGGAGAAGGCCGACATCGGCGATATGATCGAAAGCAGGTTATTGCGTAATTTAGAATAATTCCAAATTAGATATGAACAAGAACTGCGTCTGGAAAGTGAAAGAGGAGGACCGCAATTGCGGATATTGCGTCATAAGGAGATGGTGTGGCGTGCGCGTTCGTCCGTCCGCCAGCCCGCTTGTGACCGGCAAGAAGTATATCGGCGTTGCTTGGGCGGTTACGGGAGAGGACCCGCTGTCCGGGTCCAGACGCCGTGCTGCCGTGTGGGCGAGGAATATGGTCGCGTACAGGATGTCTCTGGACGGGTACACGCAGGAGGCGATAGCCCCAGTGGTAGGGCGCGACCGTTGTACTGTCATGCACTGCATCCAGAGAATGTCAGATGCGCTCGCGTCTCCGAAGCAGTATCCGGACGAGGTGGAGTATTGGAATATGTTTCAGGAAAGGTTATCTTTGAGTAAAACAAACTGATATGTGGAAGAAATTTGTAACATGGTGGTATTTCCACCTCGCTAATCCGGTGATCCGGAAGGGCGAAAGCGGCGGATTCCGGTGGTGTTTTCGCCGATTCTGGCTCGAGATCTCGTCTCTGAGCGGCAACTTCAAGGCGCGGTTCACTGCTTCCGAGCACCCTACCAGCTACCTGCTGGCCGGCAAGACTGACGACAATATCGTTGGATTTTGCGAGATCATGTACACGGTCGGCATGCTGCTGACGAGAGACCAGGGCTTCGTCAACGACATCAACAAGGCTATCCAGAAGTACGACAAGCGCCTGCAGAAGTCCAACGCGCCGAAGGAGGACGAGGCCGAGGAGAGGATTGACCTTGAATATGTGAAGGGCGTCCAGGATTTTGTTGAGCAGCCGAAGAGCGAGCGTAGCAAGCGCGCAAAGGCGGTGGACAAGAAGTTCAAGGCCGCGGCACGGAATTTGCAGAAAGAGGAGTAAAAACGAGCGATTATGGAATCTCAAGAAAACATCCACTACAGGGTCGGCGGCAAGCTGACCCACGCTGGTGTGGAGATGCTTCCCGAGGGGAACGACATCCCGCGCATCATCATCGAGCGGATCGAGTACAAGGAGAGCGAGATGATCAACGGCCGCTCCGAGTTCGGTGTGTGGGTCGCGCATTTCGCGCAGAACCCGTACACTACCCTTCCGCTCATCCTCAACTCAACGAACCGGAAGCGGATTATCAAGCAGTTCCCCGAGTGCGACGGCTATCCGGCCCGCCTGAAGAACATCGCCGTGCGCCTTACGAAGGAGCGCTGCAGGGATGTGCAGGATGGTGGCGAGACTTGGGGCCTGCGGATCAGCAAGACCCCGGCCGATCCGGCGCCGGCCGCTCCAGCGCCTGCGGCTCCGGCCAAGAAGAAGGTCATCACCGAGGACAAGATCGGCGTGATCGTCGACTGGGCCAAGAAAGACCACCTTACGATCGAGCAGGTCGCGGCCACATATGACTTCGAGTCGGAAGAGGTGCGCCAGACCATCGCGAACGCAATCACGGACGATTTACCCGAGTAGCGTATGGCAACGAAAGAAGAAAAATGGCTGGAGCGCCGTGTCGGAATGATTACGGCGAGCGAGCTTGGGCAGATCATGAGCGCGAGCGGAAAGATCATTGACGGCAACCTGTCGTATATCCGCGCGAAGCGTTTCGAGCGCAAGCACGGGTTTTCTCACCCTGTGACCGCGCGAGCGATGGAGATCGGCAACGAGCAGGAGCCGTACGTGATTGACTGGTGCCGGGCTAACCTGCCCGTCGGAGAGATCGTCTACTCCAAGGACCTTCCGGAGATCCCGTTCTGGGTGGCCGCCGGCTGTCCCGTCGGCGCCTCTCCGGACGCGTACACGCCAGACGAACGCATTGTGATTGAGGCGAAGACCCTTGTCGGGGCCACCGCGATCGAGTTCTTCGACGACGAGTACACCCCCGCAGAGGAGAAGAAGGCCGCTGTATGGAAAGACCATGGCGACCAGATCCTCGGACAGTTTATCTCGAACAGCAAAATCGAAACCATCCTTCTTGTCAAATACATCTACCAGGATGACGACATTATGAAGGACTTGGACAGCCCGAACGCTCCCTGGCGCGGGCTCGTGTTCAAGTTCGACCGCAAGGATTACCTTGAGAGCATCGAGATGATGCGTGAGCGCATCATTCTGTTCGACAAGATGATTGACGCGCCCATCAACCCTTCCGAGTTCAAGAAGGGCGAGTGGATCGTATTGGCAAACGGGCAACTGACCAAGGTATGACACAGAAAGGGAACACCATTTTTGACGAGCGTGGCCGCGCCCTCGCGAAGTTCGTGTACTACGGGAAGCGCCGAGACATCGAGCGCACGCCAACCTGTACTATCGGCGAATATTTCGCGATCCTTTCATGGCTTATGGATCAAGATGAAGAAGCTGCCTCTTAACAGAACGACGGCTCCACAGGTGATCCGCCTTTTCGACTCGTGCTTCAAGCGCGGTGTCCTGGACGCTTGCGCCCAGGATGACGCCTATGCGCTTGTTGACTGGCTCGACCGGCACAAGAAGGCCGGCGACTACGGCCTCGTGTATGACGACGATGACTTCGATTTCAAGCGCTGGCGGTTCACCATCGAGCGTTGGTGCCGCGAGGACAGGCTCGGGTCGGTCGGGGACACCTATATCGGAGCCCCGTGTCTGCGGACATCGCAGAAGACATTTCTGTTTGCGGTGCTTCCGATGACGATGCGCTTCTATATGATGGGCGTCGAGGAGTGGCTCGAGTACCAGAACCCTCTTTCACTCGAGCGCTTCAAGCACACGAAAAAGATCCACTGGAAGCCAATGTCGAAGCACCTGCAGGTGATAACCACGCAGGACTTCCTCAGCTTGCTGCAGGAGTTTATCTACGAGCGTCAGAAGATGAAGCTCGAGGGCGACTTGACGGCGGCCCAGTATGACAGCTTCTCTGTTGCTATGTATAAGTTCACGAGAAAGTATGAGTTGCCAGACTTTAAAGAGACAGACGAAGATCTTTAGGATCGCGCACGACGACCCCGGCCCGTTGCACCTTGACTTCATCGTGCTTCCGGTCGGGTATTCGTACAACGCGGACATCAGAGAGGCGAAGAGTGGAGACATAATCCGCCTGGCTGATGGTACGACCGGAGTGATCTACTCCGTCCGCGTAGTTGATATGAAGAGGCCGGCCGCGGACCTGCTTTGCAGGATCCGGTACGGCATCTCGCTGAAGGGCGCGCTTATGCGCTGGCGAATAAATGCAAGGCTGGAAGGGCACGGAGAGAAGGCTGTCAGTGAAGATGAGTGTCTGTGGGTAATCTATTCCAAGGATGAACAAGATTAGTGCGAAATACGCGGAGTACGTGCTACTCCCGAAGGAGGAGGTCAGCGGTATCGTCGCCGGCCCGTTCCGCACGCTTGACGACAAGGTGTGCGAGGCGACTTTCATTTCCGGATGGGACAACCGGGACGGGAGGTACGACGAGCAGCTCGACAAGGTGTGCAGGAAGTATTGGGGCGTCGGATTCTCTACCGTCAAGTCCCTCTGGCACGAGAGGCGGTGGGAGATTGAGGGGTACTGGTACCTGTTCAACCTAAGGCTTTCCACGGCGGCAAAAGGCGCCGCATAGATGCTTTTGTCGGAGTAGCTCAGATGGTAAGAGCGGCAGAGGGAGGGTTGCGATATTCCCGAAGTGGAAGCATAAATCCCGATAGGCCCGTTTCTGTAGACGCCGGTTCGAGTCCGGCCTCCGGCTCATGGAATTACGGAAATACCAACAGACGCTGATTGACGAGGCCAGAACAGCCCTGTCGAGACACAAGCACATCATCGTACAGTCCCCAACCGGAAGTGGGAAAGGCGTCTTGATCGGTTCAATGGCCTCTATGTCTCGATATAGGGTCCTAATTCTCGCGCACAGCGAGGAGATATTGAGCCAGGACGCCGGCCACGCAAGGAAGTGGGGGATCGATGCTGCTGAGGTTCTCGCGAAGACGAGGAAGCTGCCCGACGCGAAGTGCTGCGTGATGATGGCGCAGACGCTCCGGCAACGCCTCAAGAAGGAGGACTGGTCGGCCTGGTTCGACTCCTTCGGTTTCATCATCCTGGACGAGTGCCATCGCGCCGAGATGGATTTCATCTTCGAGCGGCCCGGCGTCGATAGTACCTTTGTCGTCGGCCTGTCCGCTTCGCCGGCCAGATATGGCCAGATGCGCCAGTTCGGTCTTGACTACGGCGCCGTCGTGATCGGGCCGCAGGTAAAGGAACTGATTGCCGGCGGATACCTGTGCCGCTGCCGCCTGTTCTCTCTTGACGCGCCGTCCCTCACGGACGTGGAGTGGTCGTACGGCCGCGGAGACTACAACCTCTCGCAGATGGCCGCGAAGTTCAAGTCTCGCGCCCGCTATGTCGGCGCCGTCGAGAACTACAAGAGGATCTGCCCTGGCGAGAAATGCCTCGTTTTTTGCTGCTCGAGCGAGCAGACGATAGAAGTTACCAAGGCGTTCTGCGAGGCCGGAATTGACGCGCGCTATTGCCTCTCTGGAGACTTTGACGAGGACGAGGAATACAGCGGCGACCGCAAGGACGTCGTCGACGCGTTCGCGCGCGGAGATTTTCAGGTTCTGGTGAATTTTGGCCTGTTCACGACGGGCGTGGATATACCAGACATTAAGGTCGTGATGCTGATGTTCTCGACTATGTCTCTTGTGAAGTATCTGCAGTGTCTCGGCCGCGCCAGTCGGCCGGCGCCAGGGAAAAATGGCGAGTTCATATGTCTGGACTTCGGCCGCAACTACGAGCGGCTGGGCCGGTACGAGGATGATCGCGAGTGGTCTGTCTGGCATAACACCGGCGCCGGCGGTGGTCCGGCACCCGTGAAGGAATGCCCGCAGTGCCACAAGCTGGTGCCTGTATCCTGGACCGATTGCCAGTTCTGCGGGTATCATTGGCCCAGCAAGCAGGAGACATATGTTGCGGACCTGCAGGAGATAGCGGCCAAAAACGAGTTTGAAACCGTCGAGGGATATGTGTCCAGAATGAAACTGCTCGGAAAGAACACGAACTGGATCCTCGTGAACGTGTGCCTCAGGAACGATACCGATATGAAGGGGGCGTTTATGAAGGCCGCAAAGGTCCTTGGGTTGAAGCCTACGTATTGGAAATTTTTTAAAATGAACATTCTCGACAAGGCCAAGGTTAAGCAAAAAGACGGTACTTGCGGGCCAGGCCTCTTCTGACGGCACGATATTTGCACGGGAAGCGGGTATGACAGAACAAGAACAGAAAAGATTAGTACATGCCAAGCGGCAGTATCTTCTTAGGATAAACGATACGCCGGTTGCTATTTTGGTTGACGACGATGACGAGACCATCGTAGCCGGATGTTTTGAGGCGTCGTCGAATGGGACCCCGGTAATATCAGCGAAAGAAACGATCGTACCTGTTTCGCTGAAGCCGATCGAGGACGACACAGTTCTCGGCTATGCGCATTTTATGCTGGCGGGGATAATTGAGAAGATAAAGTTAGAGAAGAAAAGCGGATACGAGAAATGATACACAAATGTTTGCAATACTGGATGCAGTCCGCAGACGAGATTGGTGGCGTACACGTCCATCCGCAGATACAGATGGATCGGCTCGGTTTGGGCAACTACTACAAGGCCGTTCCAGAAACAATATGCGGCTGCTGGTTTTTCCTTTTTAAGGAATGGCCAGATATAGAATTGCCGAGTTACATTGAGAAGAAGGAGCTGGATGACGATATGTTCCCAGAATTAAAACTGAAGTTTATTTGATATGATTGAGATTAAGAGAAATATCGGCTCTCCGGTGAAGGTTTTCGCCGAGACTTTCGAGTACGAGGCTTACGACCAGGTGAAGGCGCTGGCCAACTATTCTCCCTATGCTGATTCGACCATCCGGATTATGCCGGACGCACATGCCGGCAAGGGCTGCACTATCGGCACCACGATGACTCTGCACGGAAAGGTCACGCCGAATCTTGTGGGCGTGGACATCGGATGCGGTATGCTCGTGGCGGAACTCGGTTCAAGGATTCGCCCGGACTTCGCCAAGCTGGATGCGGCTATCAAGGCTGGCATCCCGTCCGGCTTCGGAATCCACGAGTCTCCGGTCGTCAAGTTCCCGATGCTTGACCTGCTCCGCTGTGGTCATGCCGTCGATCTGTCCCGTGCCGCCTGCTCCATTGGCTCGCTCGGTGGCGGGAATCACTTCATCGAGCTGGACGTGAACGAGGAGACCGGCGGGTATTACCTTGTCATCCACTCCGGCTCCAGGAACCTCGGCGTGCAGGTCTGCAAGTATTATCAGGACCTCGCCTACAAGAAACTGAATGAGACCGGAGCGGCCAAGAATGAAATCGTCAAGAGACTGAAGGCTGAGGGCCGTGAGAAAGATATTCAGACTGAGCTGAAAAAGTTCCAGAAGCCACCGTGCAATAAGGAGCTGGCCCATCTCGATGGCGCTGACTTCGATGACTACATCGCCGACATGAGGATCGTGCAGCGGTATGCTTCCGTGAATCGCTCTACGATGGCCGGGTTTATCCTGACCGCTATGGGGTGGAATCCGAAGGGCTACTTCGAGACCATCCACAACTACATCGACACCGACGCGATGATACTTCGCAAGGGGGCGGTCCGCGCTAATGCCGGCGAGAAGCTCATTATCCCGATGAATATGCGTGACGGCTCGCTGATCTGCGTCGGCAAGGGTAATCCGGACTGGAACTACTCGGCCCCGCACGGCGCCGGCCGACTGATGTCCCGTGCTAAGGCGAAGGAGACGCTTTCGCTGGATGAGTTCAAGAGCACGATGTCCGGTATCTATTCGACCACCGTCGGCAAAGGGACCATCGACGAGTCGCCGATGGCTTACAAGCCGATGGATGAGATTATCCGGTGCATCGAGCCTACGGCCAAGGTGTCGGAGATTATCAAGCCTGTTTATAATTTTAAGGCCGGAGAGTAGCATGGAAAAAAAAGAGTTAAAACCAGGAGACAAGGTGTGGTTTATTGTCTGCAATAGGCACGATGTTGTGAGGGTCGTATCTGGCGAGGTCTCTTACATTCAATCCGAATATATCATAATACCGGGTGAGCCTCGTTTCGTCACGGTTAGAGACGAATACGGAAGACCTTTTTGGAAAGTACCATACGATTTGGTTTTCCCTACCCGCAAGGCGCTGTGCGAACATTACAGGAAGATATTTGAATAGATATGGGATCATTTATAGCGAGACAACCTAACGGCCTTCTTTGCCGCCATTCATCCGTGGTAGATTGTATCACGGAATACAATATGACCGAGGAAGATTACATCGAAATGTGTGCAGAGAGAGCAAGGGAGGAAGCGAGAATAAATCTTCGCCGAAAGTCATTTGTTAAACCTTACGAATGGGTTATTGAGAATTTTCTTCCAAATAATATGTCGGAGGAAGCGTTTCTTCGGATCAGAAAACAAATGGGGGAGGAGATATGAAAGTATTTGGGCTTGTAAAATTCACGGAATTTGACGACGGCTTCGGGCGAACGGAATGGGTTCCGAACTTCGATTATGTTGAGTTGTATCTGGACGAAAAAGACCGGGACAAAAGGCTTGTCGAACTCAACGGCGAACAACTGACAAACATCGTTATGAACCCGACCGAAGAGTCGCACCCTGGGTGCATATCCCTTGATTACGAACTCGACAAGTATCGGTGGGAGCAGTATCGTCCGGAGCAGCCGCCGTGCTCGTTTAAAAACTTGAGCGGAGAGCCAGTTAAAGGCGGCCCTTATGTACCATTCTGCCAGGACATTGGCCGCGAACCAAATTTCAAGTGGCAGACAAACGCTGGTTTATAATTTTATGCATTATGAAAAAGATTTTTGTTATCCTGCTGGCGGCCGCGATGTCCGCCGCCTGCTGCAAGACTCCGCAGCCGACGCCTTGGGAGTTTGATTTCTCGAAGTCGCTTCTTTGCGACGGTACGTGGTCGACGGCCTACTACATTCTCCCTTCCGGCAGTTATGCCTTGTGCTCCAGCCCGGAGCACGTGTACGGCGAGTACAGGTTTACGATCAAGTTCAACGAGGACGGGACGTATCGGTCTACGGGTTATCTCGGGGACGATTCCGGCACATACGTGGCGCGCGGGAAGACCGTCGAGGCCCGCGTGAACTCTCGATCATCTCTGAATATCGTGTTCAGCGGCGCATCGGAAACGGATGCGACCATCACGATCGTGATGTCTCCGGGCGGCCGTGTCGGGTCCTGGTATATTGTGAAGCAGAAAACTGTTGAATAATAGCAAATTATCGCTATATTTGCAGAAAACAACACAATTATGAGACCTGAATTCGAAGGATCGCCGCTTGAGTACGCGAAGAGCCTCAAGCCGCAGGAACTGAAGAAAGCCATCGCCTCATGCAAGAAGGGCGCCTACGACGAGTTTGCTGACCGATGCCGCGTCTGCTTTGAGCAGTTTGCCGCAGGTAATGTCGAGCAGGCGGAATGGTGGAGCAATCACGCCGAACTCGTAAGATGATTCAGGACACCCAGCCGCGGCCGATCAAGAGGCAGCACAAGCAGCCGGAAGCCATTATTCAGGCTGCATGCGTGAAGTGGCTGTGGAACGAGCGGCCGGAGACCCGCGGTCTGTTCATACACATCCCGAACGAGGGGAATCGGGCAGACAGCCGGGACGGCGCGCTTCGCAAGGCGCTCGGCCTCGTGGCCGGCGCCCCGGATACCTTCCTGTTCATCCCGCGCGGCCGCTATGCCGGTCTTGCGGTGGAGTTCAAGACGGAGGTGGGCACACAGAGCCTGGAGCAGAAGGCTTTCCAAGCGAGACTCGAGAAGAACCACTACCGATACGAGATCTGCAGGTCTCTTGACCAGTTTCAGAAAATAATTACAGAGTATTTATGCCAGGATTGATACCACAGCGGCCGAATGGCCGAGTATTCCCTCTGAAACAGGAGGAAATGGACGGTCTGTCCTACTATGTCCTTTCCGGATGCAAGCGAGAGGAGGCGTTCCTTAAGTTCATCAGGCCGGATTTCATTGGGACGAAGGCCACAGCGGCCGTAAAGGGTGCGGTGTCGCAGTTCTTCGCGATGAAGGAGGTCAAGGACTACATCGAAGCATACAGCGAGACCGTAAAGGGACTTCTCGAGCGCAAACCGGAGCCAGTGGATCACAGCGGTACGCTCGAGGAGCGAAAGGCCAGGGCAAAGGCTAAGGCTACCGAGTTTGCTATCAGCATGGCGAACGACATCGACAAGGCCGCTGATCCCGAGTTTGTCCTCAAGCTGATGGACAAGGTTGGGCTTCTGGACCAAGACGAGCACGTTGAGGCTGAACCAGGGCGCTTTTTGCCCGTGCGATGTTCCGAGTGCGAATACAGGAAATTCTGCGAAGAAAACTGCGATCGCGTCGAGGATGGCACGGAAATTGAATGACATTCTAACCGACTAACACCATAACTTTGCTGAGGGCTGGTCCGTCTCCGTGTCCAACGGCCAGCCCTTTTTATTTGAAACAATCACTACAGCATATGGAGATTCAAGGAAAAGTTATCGCAAAGCCGGCCTCGAAGACCGGCATCTCACAGAAAGGCCCGTGGAAAAAGGCTTTTCTGGTTATCCGTTACGAAGAGGGCCAGTACCCGAAGGACATCCTTCTGTCCTGTATGAAGAAGGCGGAAGACTTCGAGCGCGTGCCGATCGGCGCCGTCGGCACATTCCGGTATGACAGCCGCGTCGGCAACAAGGACGGGAATTACTTTCAGGACCTCGAGTGCTGGTCCTGGACAACCGGTGCCCAGCAGCCGGCGTACCAGCCGGCGCCCACGC